CTTTGCTGTCCAGCAGGAGAGAACCAAGGATATGCAACGATATTGGTGCGGCACATTAGACCTGCAACATCAGCATTGCAAGGAACATAGACGAACTTGTTATTGAATCTATCATATGTGTACTTATATCCACTATCAAATACTGCATAAGATGAAGATGGTAAAGAACTATTGACTCCACTAAAGAACTTAATAAGATTATTTGTCTGTGTTGTAGTATTAGTAATACCAATTAAATCAGACCTATGGGGTCCAATCACAGCAATACAGTCTTTTCTTTGCTCTGCAAGTGAGATTAAATAACCAGCTTTTGCTTGGGAATCTGATACTGAATCCATTCCTGGACCCATAATCAGATAATCAACTTGAACCTCATCCTTATTTGAGAATAAATTGTATGAGGTCACAAGATTTCCTAACGTTGGCTTCATTCCACCCGAGGCAGAATAATCAACACCACCAGTTAAGGTATAAGTCTTATTTCCAATAGCACTGAAAGTTACGTCCTGTGCATTCAGACCCCATAGACCATTTGCAGTTGGAACTACTGCAAATGAAGCAGATGGAACGCCAGAATATGTTGTAAAACCAGTTGCTCTTGGTGATGTTCCCCAATGAGAATCGACTGCGCTTGATGGATTTCCTCCTGCATAAATCTGAGAAGAGAAGTCTGCAAGATATTGCTCATACCATATCTTCTGTGGAGAATTTACGGCAGAAACAGCGTCTAATGCTTTAGAAAGACCAATATGCTTTTCAAGAAGTGTTGCTTGATTTCCGGTAATAGTTCCAAGATCATCAACAACTACAACATGAAGTTCATCATTATGTGAATTTCTTTCAGATGCATATCTTGTTGTTCCTGGTTTTGGAGCGATTGATTTCCAATAAATTGTAGTATTAGTTAAACCAAGAGTTTGGTCATTATACCAGTCTGAAATTGATGCTACTGTTGCAATACCAGACTGCGTTGCTCCAGAATTATTGACGAATCTTAAAGAATTGCCAGAAGCAAATGCCGCATAAGTGCTTCCTTCTGCATAACTAATTCTTGTTTCTGTTCCGCCAACAGAAACTCTGGAAAGAATTTTGACATCGATAGTGGAATTGCTATTCGTAGCATCTGTTGTTACGCCAACAATAATTCCCTTTAAGTATCCATTAAATACTGACGTAGAACCTGCCCCAGGTAAAGTGGCATTTGTTAAAGCTGTAGTAACACCATATCCAATCAATGCTCCTAAAGCAGAAGGATTGGTTGTAGCAATGCCAATAGTTTGGTCAGCATAATCATCAATGAAGCAAACCTTCATGTTGTTTGCCCAAGAACCTGGGTTCTTTGCAGCATAAGTGAAGTTGTTTCCTTCTGAGTGATTGTTGATGTAATCGTCGTAGTTGTCAATATCCAAAGAAGCGGTTGATGCTGCACCAACACCTGCGTTTGCATTGTTTAGTAATGTGCCACTAGTTCTTACGACCTTTAGAACGCCACCATATGAAAGATATGATGATGCACTCATCCAGTATTCGTATTGGGAATCTGTCGAGAGTGGTTTTCCAAATACGTTGATTAAGTCTTGCTCTGTAGTGATATCAATTGGGTAATCAACTGGTCCGATTGGAAAAGGTCCTGCAATCGCACCAATATTATCTAAAACATTATCAGCTCTTCCTACTGTTAAATCAACCTCTCTGACGAGTACGCCTGGAGATAATTGAGGAGTCGCCATGTTTTTCTCCGTAAAGTCTCAGTTTATCTAAAAAATATTTATTAAAAATATACTTTACACAGGGGAAACCTGACGTGAATATTTACCAATCAGGATATTCCCATTTTAAATTTTTTTCTATTATATTTTTTCTACTACAAATTCTTTTTATGGTACATTCTTTACACTCATATGAGTATGAAGATGTAACCGGTCCCCTGTCTTTTCTTGTCCTATAAAAAGAATCTATTAAATTCTTAACCTCCCCACAAACTCTACATTTTCTATCTACTAACAACAAATGTCCAAGTTTTATTTGTTTATCTAGATCCATTACATATATTCCCACATATAAGACCTGTCTCCATATTCATCAACATACCACCTATCCCCATCATTATCAATAAAACTACCACTATCTAATCCGTCAGATACAAACCCAAACGGAGACATATCTTGTTCTATTTGATTTCTCTGCTCTTCATATAATCTTTTTCTCACATCTTGATCTGTAAGTTCTTTAAAATAATCTTGTGCAACTAACCAAGCATAAATCACCAGACACATTGCGAGGTCGTCGTTGCATCCCTCTTCCGCCTCAAATGAATTATGTTTCTGAATAAATGTAGTTAATTCTGAAATTATCTCATAATCGTTTAAATATAATTTATTCTCTTCAATCATAGTTTTAAGATTGAGGCACCCAACTTTTTTTACTGTCTTGGACATCTTTACTCCAAGTTGGGTTTTCTTACCACTAAATCCTTGTCCAACAATCTGACCAGCTCTACCTCTCATAGAGCACATTAGAAGATTTTTATATTCTAAGTCATATTGAAGAATACTTGCTACTTGATCTCCAACGTCATTAACTTCACACAAAATATATGCTTCGTTATAACTCTTCCCAATTTCATCAATTATACTTGGGAAAAGCATCGGTTTAATTTCATTATTTCTGTACTTTGCAACTACTTTATGAGGAAACTCAGTTATATCAACAACAGTGAATGCTGAATAATCATTTCCAACCCCTCTAGCAACATCCACAGTGATCAAATAGTCATGGTTCTCAATAGGATCTACATATACATCTAAACCTGCACTACGGGTCTTAGGGTGGTCATAAACGAGACTTCTAAGTTTTGATGGTGCAATAAGAGTATCTACCGATCCCAAAAATTCGCATTCAAATTCAACTTTAAATTGTTGTTCTGAAGTGTTTGCAATAGTCTGTGCTTTCCATTCATTGTCTCTTCCTGGAACTTCACTCCAATGAACATCCGTAAAAATATATTCATTTTTTCCTTTCTCAGCATCATGCCACATTCGGTAGAAATGATTCATACCGTGTGGGGTAGATACAACAATTACTTTTGTGTTTTTACCTGAAGTAATTGTCGGATATACTGATGCAAAAAATGAATCTGCGATGTGATTGGGAACGAACGCAAATTCGTCCAAAAATAGAATATTGAATGACATACCACGAACTGCAGAAGCAGAAGTAGAAGCAGCCAAGATTTTACTTCCATTCTCCAGTTCCAAGGAACCCTTGTTCCACGATATAATTCCTTGTTGCATCCACTTCGGCAAGTTTTCATAAGCGGTCTGCAGTCTGTCTAAGAGTTCTCTTGCTGTTGCTGCTTTGTTTGCAAGAATGCCAATATTCACATTATCATTAAACACGGCATAATGTAATAGGAAAGATACTACAGTAGTACTTTTTCCCGTCTGACGGGGCATTTTGCAGATATTAAATCTGTGCTCGTGGAATCTTCTTACAAGTTTCTCTTGAAAAGGATACAGCTTGAAAGGTTGCAATCCATGATCAAGGGTTACAATTTTTACATAATTTTTTGCAAAATATACGGGATCTTCCATACATTTTGCAATCTCAATAATTTGCTCTTCAGTAAATTCATGAGTGGTATTCGCTTTTTTTAATAGCGGATTACCAAGATAAACATCATTATTTGCCATAACGAACCTCTAAAAAATTAATTACAATTCCAACGTCTTCTTGCTGCTAATCCTCTTTCTCCATCCCAACTTCTACTACGAGAGCAAAATGCTTTACGTCTTTTTGCTGCTGCACTACCAGGTTTTACATCTCCAGTTACAGGTGCCTGCAAATTAGATCCCGTAGCACGATTATATTTTTCTCTTCCCTTTTTAGTAAGACCTCCACCTCTACTTACAGGAAGTTTTTCTCCCCTACCTACAGACAGAGGGGGACCTTCTTCTTCCAACTCAACTTCTTCTCCCATTGGTTTGACGTAGTTTATATTTGAACCTGGTTTAGCGGAACTACCTCCTTGAGGACCAAACGCTTGAATCAATGGTTGTCCGGGTTGAATTTCTGAGATTGAATGATAAACTACATTAGAACCTGGATAAACTTTTTGAAGTTCATCATTGATTTCTTTTCTTGTTGGAGTCTTAACTTGAGGGAAAAACATTTTAAGAGAATAATATTTCCCTCTCCAAGAAAGAGTGACGGCGATTACATTTCCAGTTTGTGCTTGGAGTCTTGTTGCCTCACTTACTTGGGACTTAAATCCTTTAATTGGTTCTGGTTTTATTATATCAATTATTTCGGCAAAAGTATTTCCATCGGCATCCTCGATTGTTACATCTTCCTTCATTCTTTCCGCTGCTTTGCGCTTAGCAAATTGCATATAAGACTCACCTGGTCTTAATTTATTATCAGATTTTGAAGTAGAAGTAGATTTAGATGCAATACTATCTTCACGGGCCCGTTGATTTGCTCCAGGTCCACCTAGTTTGCGATCTTGTTCTGGGTCTGGATGCCAAAAATCCGCACGTTCACGAACAACTTCTTCCTCATATCCTTTTGAAGGAACACAATTTGGAACCTGCTTTCCCCCCTTTTTCTTCATTCCAACTTGAGTATATCCTTTCCAACAAGGATCTTCTTCTTGAAGTTCGCCTAGAATTTTATCGACTAAAGTTTCTTCTTTATTGATTTTTGGAAGTTTTGCTCCTGTTGGTCTTGGTTGTTGACCTTTAGCAAAAACTCTTTTACCTTTTTCTTTCATGGGCAAAATGGGACCACGCTCAACATTTTCAGTTGTCATTTCTCCGCTTGCAATGTAGTCCGCTGCAGTATCAATATAATCTGCTGCTTTAGTGATCTTTGATTGTACCCATGCTTCCAAATCACCTTCTCCTTTGCCAACTTTTGCTTTAAGTCTCTTTACTGCATTCTCAATGGTTTTGAGTTCTGATCTTGCCATTGAATATTCTTCATCTTTAACAGAAACTTTATCCCATGCTTTCTCTCCATAAGAGCACTCGGATCTTGTTTCTCTTTTATCGCATAAAGGACAATATCTTTCTTCTTCGTGCATAGTTTCCTCCGATTTGGTTCCCCAGTTTGCTGCACCAACTTTGCGACATTTGACAAGTGCTCCAGAAGCATATGCACTTGGCCAAACATCATATTTAGATTTTACTTTATGATAGCAGGCGTCTTTTTTACCTTCTTTTTTCTTTTCCTGTAAATCCATCTCTTCAGTTCTTACGTTAGTTGGTTTTGCAGCGTTTCTTTTCTGTGGTTGATTTGAATCTTGCTTGTTTTTTCTTCTAAATGCCTTTTCTTCCTCTTCTGGTGATAAATTTGTTGCCATTTTAGAACTTCCGCATTTTGGTGTGGAAGTTTGTCCTTCTTGACGAGCGCATGGAGCACCAGCAAAAGGACCGCCAATTTGAACCCACCCTTTAACTTTTCTTCCGGTTTTTGGATCTCTTCCGCTTGATTTATTAAACCAATCGCGCAATCCTTTATCGCCAGATTTATTTTCTTCTTTTACATCTTTGAACTTTTTATGTTCTTTTTTTGCAGATGACTCCATTTTTTTCAAACGAGTATAATAATCTGGTATTTCGTCAAGATGTTGAAGGGCAATATTTCTGGCAAGATTGTGATCTTGAGTATGTTCATGCTCAATAGGCTCTCCCATATCAAGTTGCTTTTGTATAAAAGAAACGTCAAGACGATGTTTCTTCGCAATTTGCTCAACTGTTTTATGAGATTTCAATCTAGACATTGAATTGAGAAGTACCTTTTTATATTTATTACTCTACAGTTTCTTGGGATTGTTGTTTTAAAAATTTTGCTAATTCTGCCGTAGATCCTACAAACAAGGCATTATTCACTGTTGTTGGTCCTTTTGGTTTATCTTCTTCAATATCCTTTAATTTTTTTTGCAGTTCCATTAATTTGTCCGTTGCATCAGCGACACTTTTAATGAGTTGTCCAGCAACTTCATATGCCCTCGGCATCTCACTTTCCTGAGCCAATTCCAGGATCCCATTAATAGCTTCTTGACCCTTTTCTATAAGAGAGTATAAATTTCCTCTAGTATAAATGTAATCTTTTTTTATATCATCAGAAATAGTATTTGTAGATATTTCAATATTTTCTGTATTGCTGTCTATTTTTTTAGATACAATCTCTGCGCTAGTATTAAACGTTTCATTCAAACCATCGAATTTTTTTGTCATTTTCATAAATTTTATAGATTTGAACCACTAAAACCAAAATCGTCACCATCTTCTACCAATAAATTATCAGATGAGGTTATAGATTTTACTTCTGCTCCAATTAGATGAGAAGTAACTGTTGTTTCGTCTCTTCCTCTTTCTACAGTCAAAGTATTTGCTGAAATAATTTTTACAAACACCTCTTCCCCTTCAATATCAAGATATGTATTGGGGAGTATAGAAGATGAATCATTGACTTGAATTAATATATCCTCTGCACTTATATCTTTAGTTAATGTAGTCAGAACGTTGCCTGTGTAGTTTTTAATTGCTCTTGGTTGGGCAGAATAAACAACTTCTCGTATTGGAGAATTTGTAGTATCGCCTGCAATATAACCAATAGTTGCTTTTTTGATAATATCTTTTGTTGCGGAAGAAACTGGTCCAAAAAGATAAGTTTTTACTGTAAATCTTAAAGTATATAACAACACCCTTCTTGTAAGAAAGTTTCCTTCATAATCATCCTGCATACTAATGCTTTCTAAAACCACAGGAATATCTCTTTTTTCTCCAATATCTTCCACCAATTCTACAGACATAGCATATGCTGGTTGAAAATATGGTAAAATTTGTTCAATGATTTGCAATGCATCATCATTCAATTTGGACATAATACTAAGTTCAAATTGCATATTATATGGAACTGGCAAATATGCCTTCTTAGTTTCTGTCCCATTTGAAGACGATTTCATAGTGAATGTCTGAGTCGTTGTCGCCTTTCTTGAGGAATCATATGTTAATCCCGTAAATTCAAAAGACATTCTTGGCAGAGTAATTTGAACCGGTTTGTTCAAGTCTGGCGATTGCTCTAATCTTGCAAGAAATTTTTGAGTTGGTCCATATGCAAGAGGTACTTTTATTACACTCTTTACATTCTGATTGTTGTCAGTATGCTTGATACTAATATCATTAAACAAAGAACCAAATGCAATAACTGTCCTTCTTAAAATTTCGTGATAAAAATATTCAAACATACTTTAACTTTCCTTACTATATTAATAAATTGATTGATTATTTTCTATTTATGGCATCCCAAAGGGATTTCTTTCACTAAAATCTATTATTTCATCTGCTTCATCTTCAATTTCGTCATTATTTGTAAAACCATCTTTAACCGAAAGGGTTTCTACTCTTCTCAAATAATGAGAAGCACTTGATGCAGTTCCTACTATGTTTTCTCCTGGATTAAATTGTCCATTTACATTAGAAACCTCTAACACATTTGTAATAGAATTCCAAGATCTAACTCTAGCAGTTACTCCACTTTGATTTCCTGTTACAATTTCGTTGAATATAAAACTTCCACTCGAATTAATTGAAGGAGTACCAATGACAATTGTTGGTGTCTGTGTATATCCAAGACCGGCATTCGTGATTCTAATAGAAGTAATTGATCCAGCAGCGGAAACAACTGCTGTTGCTGCTGCAGAAACTGATGAAATGCCAGTAAAAGTTATTGTTGGTGGATTTACATAACCTGAACCCGAATTAGTAATAGTAATAATTCCTACTATTCCATCTCCTAGAGTTGCTTTTGCGGTTGCTCCATTGCCACCACCACCAATAAATCTAACTCCAGGAGTTGTAGTATATCCATATCCTGGGTTTGTAATTTCAACACTTTGTACTGATTGTGCGGATGGATTTGTATTGTCGTTACATACGACTATTCCTCCAATCATCTTAGCGATTGCAGAAGCAGATTGTGTATTTGCTGGGGCAGAAGAAATTCCAACGGCAGGTATGCCAGTATAACCTCCTCCTCTATTGGTTACCGTTATAAATCTAATTCCACCATTTACTATTCCAGTGCTTGCGGTTGCAGTTATGCCCACCCCTATCATTTGGAGTTTTTGTATTGGACCAATTGGAGATACATCTCCTCCTATACTTCCATTTATATTGTCATCAATATCTGTTATTCCAGTATCAATAATTTCATCTTCGTAGCGGAACAATTCGCATTTTAACTGATAGGTATATAGTCCTTGAAGTTGATAAAAAGGTTTTTCGTGCTCGACATATTTTATTTCAAAAATTCTATCCCCGAGAGGGAAATAAATTAAATCTCCTTCCTTAGGTCTTGTAGATAATTTAATATTTGGTATGTTCTCTATTAATGGAGAAATATAAGTTTTAAATCTCTCTCTAGAAATTATTAAATTAATTTCATTAAGTGCTTGTATTCCAAATTTAGATAATATTGTTGTGTTATCACCATAACCTTCAAAATTGTCTAGGTAAGCTTCTATTGGATATGCATTTGAAAATTCAGATTCAATAACCTCTCTAATTACCTTTTTTTCTGTTATATATTTTCTTGGTAGATAATAAACTTCTATTCCATACATCCTCAATTGCTCATTAATTAAGTCTTGTATGAGACCCTGCTCTGATTTGGAACCTTGTAGAAAAAATGGATTTAACATAATTAACCAATCATATCTAGTGGAGGGAGCTCATAAGTATTTGACATCTTCTCCATTAAAATATCAATCTCTTTTTGAGCATCATCATACATTTGTCTTCCATTCAATTCCACTCCACCTGGAAGTTTAACTCCGGTGAATTTCATCATATTTTGTCCCCATTGTCTTTTAATCAAAGAAGTTAAATATGGTTTTATGAATGAATCATTCCAAACTCTTGAATAATCATTTGGATCTAAAGTTGAATAACAATCTATAATAAAATAATGATTTTCTGTTACTGATCCCCAATCAATATCCAAATACAACCTATCTTGCCTCTTATTAAATCTTATCTGTTTTTGTGTATTTAATAAGAAATCCAAATCTTCCAAATATGTTTTTACCATTGCATAACTTAAAAGTTCAGTAGTTCCCCAATAATAAATATCATTTAAAAATAGTTGATATTTAACACTAAACATATTGTGGGTAATAGTATTAGCACCATCAAAGGTGAAAATTTTATTTACTCCTATAACATTGGGCGGAACTTGCAAGTAATTGCTATTCTCTTCATAAGAAAATGTAGCAGCAGTTCCTACTATATTAGTTGATACTGTGGTAGTGACAATACCTACAGAGTTTTGATTTAATCCTCTTGCTCTTCCTCTAGCGATGTCTTGTGATGTGACTTTATACTTATAGAATGTGGGATAAACGCCATCAAAATGCCTTTCTTGAAAAAATTGTATAGCATCATCTACCAAGTCTTCAATTTGCTCGTCAGCAACATTTATCTCTAAAACTGGGGCACCAAGTTTTCTTTTACAGTAATCTATTAATTCTTGCCTGGTAGATGGTTGTGCCATTTTTATTACCTCGTAAAAATATTTATGAAAAATTCATAGACGAAAGGTTTAAAACAACTTCTTGTTGTTTTAAATACAATTTATAATAACATTTTGCAATATCTTTTAATTTATCAATATCATCTATAGAATCTATTTCTGAGGAATATTTAAAATATTCAAAACTTTTGCTCAAATTTTCCAATTTAATTTCATCGGGATTCATTTATTAAACTCCTTAGTAGAGATTTTATTTCATTGATATCATCTTTAATATTATTCAAATCATTTTCAAAATTCTGTAATTTTTTACTCTCAGCATCTCTATCCATTTTCATAGATAAGTATCTTTGATATTCATTTACATTTGTATTAATAATGGAATTTGTGGTAACATCTCTTACCAAATCACTATTATCTTTTACTTTAATATATTTCATAGTTTATGCAAGAGCAAGAACTCTTAGGTTTTTAATTCTAGGAACATGAACTTGACTGCTCGATGTTCCTATTAGTTTTATTCTGAAATAACGGAAAGATGGTAAATTATTTGCGGTAAATGTACATTCTCTAAAATCAACATTATTAAATGTTGATAATGTTGAAGGTAAAATATAGTTGTCCGGAAGACCGTCACTATCTTCAAAATTTATAACTTCTTTATATTTGTTTAAATTCAAATATCCGGGGAATGGTATGAATATTGGCGAGAAATTAGGATTATCGCTAATTGCATAAAAAGCGCGAATATTTGAACTTGAAGTCAAATGAGAATCTAATATAATTTTTATAGATGTAGAGGAAGTTTCTAATTGAACCTCTTTCGAAATGTACTTAAATGAAGTTGGATCATCAATTGGACTATTAACCCTATTATCCTGTGCATAGTCATCTATAACATCATTGACTCTATTTGTAACCAGAGTAATTGATGATGCTCTTGCATCAATCGTGGGACTTAATAAACTATCAGTAGAAGATAAATTGACTCTCAAGTTGAATGATTTTTCTCCTAGTAAATTCTGAACCTCATTTACATCTGAACAGATGATCCTTGGGGAATCTAGATAATTATTTTCGTATATTGAAACTGGTTCAAAACCAACATCTATGAAAGAAGATTCATTACCATTTATACTTGTTCCTTGAGTAGTTCTAATTACTCCACTTATTGATGTTCCAGTGACTGTAGTGTTTGGGATTATTGGTTGAATTAGTTCAAATTGTATATTTTTGGAGGCAGAAATATTTAATCCTCCCGATGATTTAGATTCATTTATATAGAGTTTTGGTAAAGAGGTCTCTACAGATCTATCAATTCCAGCAGAAGACATATCAAGTTTAACGTGATATGAATCAAATTCTATTGGATCCTTAATAATTGAAGTATCAACAAGAGATAAATTATGTTGCTTATTGATTCTTCTTAGAGACACTCCGCCCAATTCATACTTATAAACCAAAGTTCCCACTTCATAATCTTTTTCAGGTTTTACTATTAATCCATTAATTGCTCCATTTGAGGTAGATTCGTATGGTATTATCTCATTTCCAATAAGCAAATAACCTGGATTTGTTGAAGCTACTCCAACATTTTCAAAAGATTGGAAGTAGCTGGAGTCATCTACATATATCGAACCTCCGGAGGTTATTGTGCTAGCAACAATATTTTGAGATAGTTTTGTTGGTTTTATATCACTCTCAACGCCAGAAATAATTACATAATTTTGGGATGAATGCATCCCATGATTTTTTTGATTTACTTTTACATGCAAACCATCAGAAACTGTAATTATATTACTTGCTGCAATATTTAAATTGACAGTTGAACCAACATCATTTTTATATTGAAGCGATGGTGTTCCAGAAACTATAAAGTCTCCCTGGACATTATCTACTATTATTTCATTTACTGAAGATATGCTTGATATAGAAACTCTTGCCCCAGACCCCACATTTAATGATCCGGACGAAATTCCGAGAACATCGCCAATCTTATATCCTATTCCACCGTTGCTAATAAGAGCTGAAGATACTTTTCCGTTAGTTATAAAAATAGTTGCTGACGCATTTCTTCCATCTCCCGTAATAGTTTCTAAATTTACGTTAGAAAATACAAGGCTTCCCGAAGATGGAGTATATCCTATGCCAGAATTTATTAGATTTAGTGCTCCAAAAGCAGATCCTGCACTTCCGACATAATTTCCAACACCTTTTGAATTTGATTGTAAAATAGTGTTTCCTATTACTAGTCCCGAATTGCTTGGTAGAGATGATGCTAATCCAATTCTAAGCTTTCTGGAATTTAGTATAACTGAATCTGGGAATAATTTTTTAGAATAATTTAAAGTCTCATTAGTTAGTTTTGGATTATAGAAATTAACAAAACCAGATCTAACAAAATCTGCTCTCCAAAGTTGATATTTTAAATCTTCCCATTGACTTGGTTCCCAAGTTGTTGAATTTTGGGATTTGAACAAGGATCCAAAATCTTCTTGATTTGATACAAATGAATTTGTAATTAAATCAGTTTCATTAACTCTTGAAATAAATACCGAATAATCTGGAGATTGTGATAATAAAACTATCGCGTATTCTTTATTTCCCTCCAAATAAATGGGATGCTTGAATCTAAATTCAGTTCCTACTGAACCATCATTTGAAATATTAACTTCAGATGGTAATTTTGAAATTTGAGAACCATCTAAAATATAATCTGATGGTTTTGGACCGCTGGATACGTATCCATTTGACATAGATCTAAGTTCAAAATCTACAGTAAGACCATCAGTTGATGGCTTGGAATTGAAGTAAATAACACACTTACTCAAAAATACTCCCTTTGAACCTACAGTAAATGATTGAGCTAAAGGATCTCTCGCACAAATATTTGCTCCTTTCCCTACAAGTCTATTTGTAATTTTATCTCCCAATTCTTTGGATACATTTCCTCCTCCACCTCTTTCAAAGTTGTTAATTCCAAGTTGTTCTGCTACACTTCTTAGTCCTCCAGTTAATCCAACAGCAGCTGCTGCCTCTACTAATCTTTGCTGAGCACCTTGAGCATAAACTGGTCCATCATAGTTTATTTGTGTTGGTGCTGCGGGTGCTGCGGGTGCTGCGGGTGCTGCAGGTGCTGCAGGTGCTGCAGGTGCCGCTGGTTGTGGAGGGGGACTATAACTATATGATGGCGGTGGTGGAGGCGGTGGGGTATTATCGACAGAAGTTCTAGATACAGTTTCTTGGGTTATATCTGTTTTAAGAACTCTTTCTTGAGTTTGCCCAGTTTCTAATATTTCCCTTGATGCTAATTTATAGGTTCTTACTGAAATTGTGGTAGGTTGGATAGTTTCTACAAATCCACTTGCAGTAAAGTTTTCTTGCGCATCTGTTGAGGATTGATCTGACAATTTAAATGTCTTTGTTCCTGTGCCAAATTTAACCAATGAGTCTTTTGCTGGGTATATAAAGAAACTACCCATAACAACGGAACTGTAATCTACTTTCAATCTTGTACGAAGAACTTTAGCTTTTGCCTTAGAAGTAGCACCTTCTAGAATCATATTAGGGAAAACAATTCCACCATAACTCGAAGAAGATGTATCTGATAAAAGATAAGTATCTATGTTTAAAATATCAGATGTCTCGCTATAATTGTTTGGAATTTCTACATTTGTGTAGGGATTAATTTTGAAGTAAGTTTTAAAATCATTTTCATTTATAATTGCATGAGGACCAGATTTATGTCTTGGATGACAAGCTCTTAATGTTGCATTATGCTGCAAAGTAGTGCCATTATTAAAACTAGCAATGATATTTTCTCCAATCTGGAACTTTCCTGTACCAGAAACCATTTCTATTTCAAGTAATTTTGGAAAACAATTATTTGTAACATCAACACCATCAAAATATGCCTTTACTTCCGTTCCTGGAAGAAGTCCCTTTCCTTCAAATTGAATATTTCTAGACCTTATAAATTGGGAATTATCCCTTTTAACCACTCTTTGTCCTACACTTATTGGAGATCCGATAGAAGGATCTAGTGAAATTTTAGTCCCTGTTCTTGAAGTGGTTCCAGTTTCAAAAGTAGTAATAGTTTTTTCATTGTATATTCTAGTATTTGTGGTCCATCCCTGATAAGTCACTTGCCTTAAATTGGTTTTATTCTCTTCAGTCTTTCTATCAGGAGTTCCTGACCATGTAGTTTGCCAATTATTATAAGTAACTAATGCCCCAGATTCATTTAGATTATACACTTTTTTGTATAAATCGGCATCTCCAACATCAGCAATAAAGTTTTCTGCTTCCAATAGTACTGGGGAATCAAACCAAGTATCTGTTGATGGAGTAAGTTCTATTGATCCTTTCCAGTAATTTAAGATAAAAGGCGTTACACTTTCTGTCCTAGTAGCTATATCTTGACTTCTCCATATAGTATCCGTGTATCTTAATGTGATAATACCATCATTAATAACTACATTTTCTCCTTCTATGGAGTTATCATCATCTACGGAAATTATTTTATCATTAAATGGAAGTAAATTGATATTTTGTGTATCTATGTTGGGTCTTAATTCTTGTGATGATGGATCTATAGAGTTATTTCTTCCAAATGAAAGATCTTGAATAGGTGCCTTATCGTCAGAAAAATTATCTACAAAGAATCCAGATTTAAATTTATTCAATCCGTTAGAATCTTGAATTAAAAGATTTGAAGTTTTTGATTCAAGAAGAGAAAGGCTTGTATAGTATTCTAGATTTCTTATTCTATCTTCCAACACTTTAATATCATGCATTCGATATCTTTTATGTTCAGTGAGATTTATAACTGCATCTGAAGCATTGTAAAGATATGGTGGTAAATTAATAGTCGCGATTTCTAAAGAATCATCTATTGGAACTGGTCTTTCTGGATTTTCTGCAGATGCTCCTAACTTTGTTTGTAAAGTTCCATTTTTGCTCAAATAGATAGTATCTACTCTTCCGAGATAGAAAGAGTCATTTAATACAATAGATTCATCAGATGCTAAAGAATTTTTAGAAGAATTTTCGGATGTAGTAAATGATCTTCCATAAAATTCTAGTGGAGATCTAGTATCAATTGTTGCAGTATAAGGAGAAACTCTTGGTCTAATATCAATAATATCAGTCACTCTAGTATTGTCAACGACTGCTATTTCTTTTGAATAATCACATTCAAAATAAGAGTTTCTTGTTGTTATATCTCCTTCATCTGAAGAATCATAATATGCATTGGAAAAATATATTTTTAATTGTCTGGTTGGAGAATTAAAGTTAGATTTCTTTACTACAGTAGAGTAATCATAGAAAGTTGATCTTTGTCCAGAATTGAATGAGTAATGAGTAGTAATGTCATTACTATCAGAATCCGAAGATGCTAAAATACACTTAATGTTAGACTCTTCAAACAATAAGGTTTCTCCAATTCTGAACGAAATATTATTTTTTGAAATATATCTAATTTCAGAATCTGTTTTTCTTTCTACTAAAATTGCAACCGATCCACTAGACTCGCCTATAATTTTCTCTCCGATTATTAGATCCGAAGTTTTTCCACTCTGACTTCCTATTGAAGAAAGTAACAATGATGGGGAATTGGCAGCGGAAGTTCCCTTAGATTCAAATATTGCATGAATTTCAATTACATCTGGATAATTTAGAGAAATTAGATCATCCTCAACTCTTGTTCCATAAGGATAATTTCCATACACTAGTCCATTGTTTATTGTATCTTGTCCAGTACCAGAACCTTCTAGTATTGACTTGTCAATAATTGTATAATTGATTCTATTTTTCTTTTTGATTTTTTCTTTTGGTTTGCTTTTTCTAATAGTAGCAACTAAAGTAGATCCACCCAAATCAAATGAAATATTACTAATTGTTAAAGTATTTCCATTAATAGAAAACTTATCTTTAGTCAATGTTTGTATAGTTCCATTTGAATTTGTTAAAGTATATCTTTCTTCATCAAATGGCAAAAATGATTCGTCTGGATCACTTAAAGAAACTATCAATTTATCTGAAGTTATTATTTGATTATCAAAACTTTTTCTAATTGTTAATGTAGAATTTGTTAAATCAACATTGGAAATATTACTTTTTGATAATTTTGAGTATAAAGTATTATCTTGTGATGATACTAAAGAAGTTGTTAATATTTCTAAATCATTCACAATAATGTTACTTGATGGGATACCACCTTCTATAAAATTTGATACGGAAGTAACTCCTACCGCTTCTATGGATGCAGTATTAATCCCACTGACTTTTGCATAATAAGGCAAAGACAACTTTTGTGGATTTGTATATTTTATTATTTCTCCAACCTTTACATTTTTTCCAGAGAAAAGAGGATTTGTACTTGTAATGATAATAGAAGAATTGTTTGGTACTATGCTAGCAATTCCAACATTAAATTTGGTTGTTTGGATGACATCAGCAGAGAAAGTCTTTCCTGTTCCTACTGTTCCATATACTGATCTAACATCAGAAATTCCATATGAAATTACATTCCTACAAATTCTGCTGATTGTCTCATCTCCATCAAAAATCAGAGTCTCAAAATTTGAAAATTCTCCTGTTGTTTGATAGAGAACCATTAAAGTACTATTACTTACGGAGGTTTTTAAGAATCCAGTAGCTCCACTATTCTTCCCTTTAACAAAAGTAGGAGTACTTAATGTTATTGCTTCATTTAAAGTTATTTCTGTAGTTGTTTGAATATCATATAATGATATATTCCATTCATTGAGGTTGGGGTTATTGCTGTCATATGATCCAGATTCTAGTCTAAAATCATATACTCGCGCAACACCAATTTCTTTTCCTTCTGAAGTTATTCCTGTGTTACCAACTCTAGAATCTCTGAGACTAAGGACATAATTATTTCCAATTCCAACTTTCGGAGAACCATAAACTCTATTTAGTTTAAATGTTGGTCCGGTATTATATACGATAGTTTGATTTTCTAGTGTTTTTGTTTCTCTTGGTTTAGGGACATCAATAAGAGAACTGCTTATGACTTCGAGTTCATAACCTCTTACATATGCTTTTCCGGGAGAAATTTGATATAAAGCAAGATCATCTGAAGGCACTGATCCACCATCAGTTAAATCGGTGGAATTGAATATTCCACTATTACCAAGTTTATCATTTAATGAATTTTTCAAAACAACATCAAAAGGTTTTATATAATAATCTCCAGATTCATCATATGTTCTTCTGGCAAATTCTTCTGCCAAACCACTGTATTGAGTATACTTATCAGAAGAGTATTTAATAACACCAGATCTTACTCTTGCTAATTCAATGAAATTAGTATCCTCAAAGTCATCTAAACTTTTTTTAAATAAAGAAACAGTGATTTTTAATCTATCTGCACCTGGAGAAGAATAATTATTAAATCCTTGAGAATTATCATTTAATTCTTCGTCTAAATCTGAGTTTATAATTTGCTCATTTACAAAAAAACCAATTCTATAGTTGGGGGTAAATGAATATTGATCCAATATCAAGGTTTCTTTACTTACCCTTACAAAATGTCCCCTAATAAAATATATACCATCGTTGACAGAAAATGAAGATCCTGTTGAGGTACAATTTCTAGAGACAGTTATCCCAAACGGTTCTCCTACTGGAATATTAGAAGTTCCTAGTAATTGAGAAATTACAATATTATTTGAAGAGAGTTGTTCTCCTTCAACAAATCTAGTTCCAGACCCAACTGTACTGGATTGGAGATAATTGAGGTATAATGTTAAGTTTCCTCTTTCAGAATTTTGGGGAAGTAAAACTTGGTTTACTACAGCAGTTATTCCAGAAGTTAGACCTGTTATTGTAGAACCTACCAATTGATCTGCATAAGAAGATACTGGGATTCCCAAATAAGTATTTTCTAATTCTACGCATTCATAAAAGTTATTATAAAAAGTATTTCCAGGGATTACCTTTGCGCCATCTTTAAAGAAATGCTGCCCAAATTTTTCTATTTGGTTTTGTAGAATTGATTGGAGTGTGGTTAATTCTCTCGCCTGTACGGGATATCCTGGTTTAAATAGGACTTTATAATAGTCATTGTTTGCGTCAAAATCATCAAAATATGGGGATACATTTAAATTTGTTTGTTGTGACATGATTCGTTAAAACTGCAAAATGACTTTAATATCTTCTTTTTGATTTGTTGATCTGGTAATAGATGGCCTATTATCAACATAAATTATATTTCCAGAATATTTTTGAACTTCTGGTTGAGCAACTCCGCCAACAAAACTTTGTCCCAAATAGTATTTTTTATTATTTATTGTTGTATCTATGCCAGTAAATCCAGAATCAATATTCAAAGTTCCTCCAGTATTTCCAGTAATTGTTAAACTACCTCCAGATGATATTGAACTTGTAAATTCGTTCAAATTAAATCCATATATGGGATTTGTTTGTTGAGAACCGTCAGTGTTAATTCCTGCTATAGATCTATCTTGCCAGTATTTTAAAACACCCGTGTTTTGATCGTAACTAACTACTCTTCCTGCTGCAGTAACTCCGGTTCCTATTGTTTGCGTTATTACAGAATCTGGAGTAAAAGATGCGGTATTGTATGAAGAACCGGTTAATTTTAATGCGTAAGTAGCACTTGCCTTATCTGATGATAATATAGAACCATTAGATGCTCTTGGTCTGTTAATAATTCCAACTCTTGCAATTTGGTTTCCTGTTATAAAATCTGGATTTTGAACATCATTTTCCAATCTAGAATAAATTAATACATTAAATGCCCCCAATTCTCTGTAAATATCAAATCCATGACCTCCTTTAGGTGGAATTATAACGTCAAATGTCGGTCTAGTATCAAAAGTGGTTATTCCACCCGCAATTAAATCAACACTGCCAAAGGTATATCCTGATCCTTGATTTGTTATTGTTATTGATTCTACTTTTTGTTCTGAATTAGTTACTATTGTGCATTCTGCCCCAGTTCCATCTCCTTTTATAGGAACATTTTTGTAAATTTGATTTCCAGATCCTACAGAGACACCTCTATTTGTTATAATTATAGTTTTAATTGACCCATCTGTTGAATTATTCTTAATCGCAGCATTTTCTACATTTGATTCCCAATCCGAAGGAACTGGTATATAATCTGTGGATTCGAATTTTACAATATCTGAAGGTTTTATTGTATACAAATATTTCCAAATATACCCATCATTACTAGATCCGGCTGGTCTTGGTTCTAAGTCTACAAATGTTGGTTCATCTAATGAGGGTTTCCCTTTTTCATTTTCTGGATTTGTCCCGTTCTCTAGGCAAATATAGACACGATAATCGCTATTTAATACGTAAAAAAATGAAGTATATAAAGTAGAAGAATCTGATATTTCAGGACGATTTGAAATTGTATAATCATGTCTATAATAATCATAAACTCTTCCAGAAGACCAAGTTATTTTTGGTATTACTAATCTAACATCATTACTATTAATTTTTTTCAATGAGATCATTGTTTCCCAACAAATATTCTCATCATTAAAACTATCTTTGTGGGAAGGGGGATCTGAATCCCAAGTAGATAATACCTCTGATGGGTTTGGTAGACCTACAAAGGTATAGTATGAATCTTGAGTGGAAGAAATTGAACTCAAAAAATTTTTAGCATTTAATATTCTAAATTGATCAGTTATAATTGCCGACATTTTTTATGAGGTTTTATTTATTTATTTATTACGTAACGTACCCAACATATCTTAGTGGATTGGATCTTATAACAACCGCACTAGTACTCAATCCAATGATACCATTATTTCTATATGAGGAATATTCATTGGAAGAAGATCTTTGTTGTAGATCTATTTTACCCCAACTATACTCTCCATAAAAATCACTAAATCCTAATCCGGTTAGATTATTATACGACGCTAGACTGACTACAACTTTTAATACTGAAGATTGTCCTCCACTAGGAACAAAAGATGACCCAACAGAAACTGACCGTGCGATATAAACATTATCTAACCTTGAAGTTCCGACCCCAACTATGCTTCCTGTAGAATTTAAGGAAGTTACTCCATTTCCAACTTTAGAATTATAAACAACGAAATAGTCTCCGGTTTTAATTCCGCTTATAGTAGTTGCAGTTCCACTTATGGAACTATTTCTAAGATAAGAATTATTTGGTATGAACAAATCAAATACCAATCCAGTAACAGCAACACCAACTATTGATGTAGTTGCAATACCCGTAATAATTCCATGATCTCCAAAATAATCAGATACAATACATTTTTCTTTTTTAATTGAAGGTGGTTCAATTAAAACTTGAGGTGGATTTGTGGTTTCATACATACTTCCGCCATAAGTCACTGTAATATTTGATATTTTTCCTCCATTAATTGACGAAGATGCCGAAGCTCTAAAAGTAGTTCCTAGACCAACTGGGGATTCTAAAATAACAGAAGGTGCAGACACATAACCACTACCTGCATCCGTAATATTAATTGAAGTAACTGTTCCTGCTGAAGATACAACAGAAGATGCTCTGGCAAATTCTGTTGTGTCATTGGATAATAAAGTCACTTCATATTGGAAATTTAAATTGCCGGTAGATGATTCTTTGGGGGAATTGAAAAATGGTCTTATATTATCAACATAAACAGTGGTTGAATTTACACCAACTGAATTTATAATATATGCGCTTGGATATATTGCAGGTTCATAAGTTACTCTATTTTTAGAAACAATAAGAAAATCTATAAGTTTATCTTCAGTTTGTTTTCTCCAAAATGTTGGGCGATATAGAGTTTGATCTTGTGAAATTCCTTCTCCAAAATATAATTCAGTTTCTGCTGAATTTGAGTATAAAGTAGTTATTGTTCTTTTATTTTGTTCTAAACTTTGTGGTTGATTTGAAAAAATATCGTATGAAAGTTGTAGTTCATCGCCCTCTTTAATGGTTTCTATAGCATCAACTGTATTTGTGTCATAAACAGAATTTCCGGTATAGAAAAGAATTTTGCAAGTATCTCCAGAAATTACATTATCTGAAGATTTTCCTTTAGGTGCTTCATTAAAAATTATTTTATCTCCTTTTGTAAAACTATAAGATTCGCCAGGAACTTGCAAAACATCATTTATGAACACTAGTAGGTTATTTTCAAGGTTTATTTTTGATCCTTGGTTAGAAATCAAAGAATATCTTTGATTTCCTATAGACAATGGAAATCTTTTTCTAACCCCATCGAAAAGACCACTTATATTATCAAGTACTTTAATTCCACCAATAAACCATCCTGAGAACTTATCGGATCTTATTTCTTCAACAAAAATATTAAATTCTTTAAATTGTTTAGTTGTATCTGTAGGAATTCCTATAGTACCACCAATAGGAATAGTTAAAATATCTCCTTTTTTATAGTTATAACCAAAGTTCTTTATTTCAAAATTTATTATACTGGATCCATTTCCAACAATAACATCAATTTTTGCTTGAGTTCCTATGCCAGATGACTGTGATGAATAAATGAGTGGAATATTTGAATAAGGTAGAGGGTCATCAATAGTTAATATAGGAGGATTAGATTGGGAGTATCCAGATCCTGGATTAGTTATAGATACCCCAACTATATTTCCTTTGCTTACTGTTGCTATTCCAATATAAGTAATTTTATTATCTTGTTCATATTGAGTTATAACACCAACCCTAATCGGACTTTGTATTCCTGATCTATATCCAGATCCACTATTTCCAATTGAAACTGAGGAAATCGTTCCAGATATTGAAACAATAACAGTGCCCCCCGCAGAAACTAATGGTTGATATCCAAGACTATCGCTAGATCCAACAGATACTATAACTCCTTTTGTGGGCAAATTCCCAGTGTTAATGTCAGTTTGATTTGGAATGTTATTGGAACCCACAAAAAATACTGTAGTAACACCAGATCCTTCAGACAAATAATAATTATTTGTTAGAGTTATTTCGTTTGTTGTTATTGATGGTATCTGGGGAATGTTATTAATTAATAACATTATATTATCTGTTGATATTCCAGAAACATTCGTTTGATTGTTTTTAAGAATAAATCCACTGGAAATACCAGTAAAAGAATCTGAAATATCGTCAAAAATATAATTATTGCTATATGTATCTTTATTTTGGTCAGGATTGCCAGATTTTATAAAAGATCTTCCGTGGAATTTCGATTTTTGTGTTAAGAATGCGTCTAAAGGATCTACTAGTGATAAAGGGGGTGATGCAAAATTGATAGTATTTTCATTTATGTTATAGTTTCCAATAATTTTTGTAATTATTGATCCTTGAGAATGTGATTCTGGATCTGTTCCTAATAAAGATCGATCTACTTTTATTAAATTTGTAGATCCAATACCTACGGAATTAATTTTCATTATTTCGTCATCAATTTTTATAAAATCTCCATTAAAAAATGAAGAAATTCCTGTAGCATAAACAAAATCTGTCGATATTGAAATATTTTGAGACAATGAACTTTTCACTGATGTTATTGTAATTGGAGATTGAATAATTCCATCTATAGAAATTAATACTCTAGAATTTTGATTAAAGCAAGAAAAATAATGAGTTGTTCCTATACCGACACTAGTGATATCTAAAGTTTTTGGTGTAGAATTTAACGCATCTTCTGCATTTCGCGATATCTTTATTTTATTATCGTCTATTTTTACTACATATAGTTCATTTGGTAATTTATTTGTCGTCCCTATTCCCACTCCAAAGTAAGTAGAAGCAATTCCAATTGAATTGGATACTGAATTTGTTCCATTAAAGTAGGAAATTTTTTCCCCAGTAACAAAAAAGTGATTTTCTATTTCTATAGTATCTGATGTAGTATCTACGATAGACTGATCATTTCCTTTAAAAACTCTCTTAAATATCGGATAATCGTTACTGGTTAAAATAAAATCTTTTTTAGATACATTATCACTACTATCAAATTGAGAACTTATATCATCTATGCTAAGAACTTTATTTCCGAATGATAAAATATAATCTTGTACTACTTTATTTTTAAATATAATCTCATTTGAGACTAATTTTGAGTCTATATTGAAGATATTTTCTGAAGAAAGATCAAAATAATAAGTATTAAAATCCGATTTGCTAAAAATATCTAATGTAACGGAAAGATCAGATGGTTTAGTTGTTGATATTCCAGCATATTGAGTAGATTCTAATTGATAATCAGAAAAAACTTTGAACCCTTTGGGGTGATTTAAAGTTAAAACAGAGTCTTTCCAAGTATCATAATCTACTTTTGATTTTATTGAATATGAAAAATTTTGATAATAGAAACTATCTTGAATTTTTTGAATATCATCATTCAAAAATCCACTATTTTGTTTCCATCCTTTATTCAACTTTGTTTTTGAAGAAATATTAGTTGTAGAATCTGTTTTGTATATGTTTAAAATTTTTGATTTTGCCCCAGTAGATTCTCCCTGAATTACTTCACCAATTTGAAATTCCTTAGTTGGATTTGAAATAGTTAAAAGACCCGAATATTCGTCCCAATCAGATACATAACCTTCTTTTTCTTGTGATGACTCTGATTTAATATTTTCTCCAACTAAATATTGACCTCTTTTTAACGTAATAGTAAATGAAGGGAAATATTTTTCCGGAATAATTCTACCCACAGAATTAATATTATCAAAAACACCAGGATCTTCTCCAGATTCTAAGTAATCTTTTAAACTATAGGTTAATGTTCCTTGACCCAATCCAACATCTACGGTTAATTGCTCTATAGTGAATAGTTCATAATTGTAATTTTCGGAATTATATCCTTTACTTTCACTGTCAGAAACCTTTGCATTTTCAATAAGTATTTTATCATTAAGAGAGAATGGAAAATCTCCAGTATATGGAAAAGTAATTGTAACAAGTTTGGTAGTAGAATTAAACTCTATGGAGTTTATTTTAAATCCATTGTTATTTTCTATTGGTATTATTTTTGGAATCAACCCACTCAAAGTAGAAGTATTTTTTACTATTTTTACGACAGTGTTGTTTAGGGAATACTCCAAATCCAAATCTTGTATAACTTCATTAGTTTTGCTATCTATTGCTAACAATTTTGGTGGAGTATTATAATTTATTCCAAAGGAGGAAACTGTTATTGTATCGATAGAATATAAAGATTCTAATTTTACTACTAGTATAGGATAATTTTTTGGCACTAAAGTGGTATCAGAAGAAAAATCAAATCCTATATTATTAATTTTATATCCTTTTATTTTTCCAATAGACTCACTAAAACCTTCCAATAAAGCATCTTTTCCATTAATTGAATTTATTTTCGAAATTCTTGGTAAAGAGTAATAATTTTTCCCAGGATCAACTACCTTTATCTCTGAAATGGGACCAAAAGCACTGATAGAATTTGTACTATAACTTAATGATGATATTGTTGATGAATACGAAACAACCTCTGGTTTATTGGGTAATAAGTACTCGAAAGAAGAAGTAGAACCAACACCAACAAAAACGGGGTAATTTCCTATATAACCACTTCTCAATAAATCTAAGGTATTATTTGACTCTATTAATAAATTATCAACTATAATTTCTCTTTTATTTTCTGGATAAACAATTCCATCAGTAAATACTGGAACTAATCGATAATATAATTTGTCAGGAAAATCACTCTTTATGTTTAAAATGACCTTTGCATTCTGACTAATTCCAACAGTTCCTTCTTGAATAATATTAAATTCTTCATATTCTTCTGTTTTATTGAAAACATTTTTAAAATATGGGTCAGTATAAAGTTCAAATTTAAAGGCTGAATATTGATTGTTATTTGCTGTATATGCTAGAGAAGAATCCGATAAATCAAAAGTAACATCAGATTCTTTATATAATTTTATTAACGGATTAATTGGGGAAATCGATCCATTAGAAACAGAAGTTATTTTTATTGTTTTTGGGTCTGGAGAAATAGAGTCATAATAAGAATCACATAATTTTATAGTATTTTCATCTAAAACTAAAATGTAATAAATTTCATTATTGGTTAAATTTTGTGTTGAGGTATCTGTTTTGTAAATTATTTTTTGCCCTGTGACAAATCTGTGATCATCAATAGTAATAGTACTATTCAAAGTACTAACTCCTGAAGATATAAAATTCTTTGGATTTATAATAACTCTTCTTTTTTGATCATCATATTTTACAATTACTGATGTTGATGTCTTTGGATTTACATCTATGGATACTATGTCATTAGTTGTTAATCCATGAGTGCTTGATGTGGATACAGTAACAACATTTTTTGACACCGTTCCATATATTTTTTCATAATTGGTTTTAAAACTATGATTAGTTCCAGTTCCTATACCAGAAAAATACAAAGTTGTAGAATTTTTTGTTGCACTAGTAATCCCAACAAATCCACCTGTACTACCAATTCCTACCTTAACCGTCGAAACTCCTATAATATCATCAGAAATCTTTGCTACAAAAAGTTTTGTATTATTGGATAAAGAAAAATTTGAAGATCCATTTATAGAGACTTGTATGGTAGATCCTCCATTGGAAGAATATATTAACTCATCTCCAGTTTTTAATCCATGATTTGGAAAATAAACTGATTTGCTTGGAATTAACAATGTTGTTGCTCCACTTCCTGGATTTGAAAAATTTAAAGTATATCCAATTCCAACACCCAATCCTAAAGAATCTTTTGGATTAAAATAGAGTTCATCATTTAGTTTATATTCGAATTTTGGCGAATATTGATTTTGGAATATTATTTTTCTTGATTTTTCCTCTAATACCTCCAGTGCTGAATGGGCAGAACCAACAGTTCCGTAAACAGACCTTAAAACTCTTATTCTAGAAGATAAATTATCAGCATTTAAAACTCTAACTTTTTCAGTTCCTATTCCTAAAATGTCGTTAGATTTAAAATTATCAATATTACCAGAGACAGAAAAATAAGTTACTATTCCCGTGGAAGAAACACTACCTACATTTTCTCTTAGTACTAAGAAATTGCTTGGGACCTCAATTAAGTGCAATCCATCAAAAGTATAAGTTGTAGTACTCAATCCAGATATTGTTACTACTTCATCATCTTTAAACTGATGTGGGTCTTTAAAAATTCCTAAAAATGAATTATTTCTAAAATCTGGATAGAATTCAACATTACTAACACTAGTCGTTGTTACACTTATATTTTGTATCGCTTTTCCAAAAACTTTAGAGACTTTTGCGGCAGCATTATAACCAGATGTTCCTTGGTTATCAAATATTATATTATCTCCTACCCGGTAATTTTCTCCTGAATTTAATATTTCTACCTTTTCAATATATCCCGGAGAAATGGATTTAACTTCAGAGAATTGTATTTTATAATCTTGAGTATTCAAATATTCATAGATAATATTTTTATCATCCAATCCATAAGAATTTGTATTTCTTAAACATTCGATTTCATTCAAATCAAGTTTTTCTTGAGTTGAACCTGAAACAAAATTAAATCCATTTGGTTTTGAGCGGTAGAAATTTCCTACAAAATATGGGAATTTTGGTTTTTTATATCCATTAAATTCGCTAGATGTAGTTAAATCTAATGTAGAAAAATAAGCATATACTCCTAGGGGAAATTCTGGAGTAATACAAAATCTTCCATTGTACTCATCGAGACAATTTTCATCATTTTTGTTTTTATACTCATAATCTTCTATAAAAAATCCTAATGGAAATTCTGGTCTATTATTTTGAGCAGATGTTTTTAGTAAGTATCCTGAGTTTAATTGAACTATTCCACCACTACCATTTTTTTTATTATATCCATAAGGACCATATATGGGATTTCCATCGTATGCCCATCCTATTAAAGGAGAGTGTGATAAAATATTTGGATTTGTATTATCATTCAAAATTTCCTTAAATTTTCTTGGATAATACAAATGTCCATACTGCAATTCATCTTCTTTAGAAATTGATTTAAATAATGCGCCATCATCTAACTGACTAAAAGATTTTAAAAATCTTTCTACTAAATTGATAGTCCATGTTTGAATCTTTGGATATAATTTAGCTCCGCTGCCATTTGCTAGCACAGTTATTTGTGTTCCGCTTTGACTATACCCAAATCCACTTTCTATAACTTTAACAGAAATTATAGATCCTCCACTTACTATTGGATTTAAAACTGCACCAATTCCATCACCTATCACTGAAATGACGGGAGAAGAGTTATAATCCTGTCCTGAGGAAATAATGGAGACATCTACTATTCTTCCTTCTTTTATGATAGGACTTAACACTGCTCCAGAACCAGATTCTAAAGAAATTTCAGGTAATCTATTGAAATTTAAAATATCCGGAGATCCATAATTAGTTCCTTTATTGTTAAGATGAATAGAAGAAACTTTTCCTCTAAACTTTGGATTTACTCTAGATTTAAAAACATCCTTTGTTATTGATCCACCTACAGTAGATACTCCAATTTCTCCAATAACACTTACATTTATTTCTGGATAATTGAAAATATGAGTACCAACCCCAACAGAATTAAATTTAATATACTGTGCTGATTTGTAATAAAAATCTTTCTCTGTAATTCCTACGCCAACTTCCGAAAGAGTAAAACGATCTTCATTCAGTTTTGTTATGAAGTATTCTTTATTTGTAGATAAACCAGAAATCGCAGTTCCTTCCACTGAATATTTTAATATTTCTCCAGATTCATATCCATGGTTTTCTATAAAAATTGCTCCATATCCAGAGAAAGTACTAATCCCAGAAGAAGAAGTAGTTCTTTTTTTATTTTGATATCCGCTTCCTGGATCGATAATACTAATAGATCCTACAGTAATTTTTTTATCATATGCTAAAATTTTATGTTCCCCTACTCCCAGAGAAGTAAAAGATATTGCAATTCCAGAATTAAATTGTTCTATATTAGAATGAAGTTGAATCTCTGTTGGTGATTTTACTGACACATAGTATGAAGCATTAGTAGATATGCCTCCAACTGAAGAATATCCATTAGTCTTGTAAATTACTCTTTCGCCATTTCTAAATTTATGATAAGTAGAAAACCCTATTTTTGATGCAGTTGAATTTCCTGTGGTTACATTTTTTTGAGCGTCAAATAAGACTTCATGGTCAACTAACTTGATATTTGCTACAGCATTGGCACCGGTGCCGTTTCCTCCTGTAATGGATATTATGGGTGTTTCTACGTAATCAAATCCAGGATCTATAACTTCAATATCTGCTAAGATTCCCTCAACCGAGCAATATCCAGATACTCCACTTCCTAAAGAATCTTCTACTTTTAAAATGGGTGGATTTATTACATCATAATCATTTTCAGAAGACAATATCTCTATAGATTCAATTTGTCCATAATATATTTTATCCGTAGATTTATAATTGAATATTTCTGTTCCGTTTATTAATATTCCAATTGCTCCAGGAAAAGACTCATAATCATTACTGTCGTTTGTTGGTGTAGGAATTACTCTAAGTAGTTTTTGAGCATTTAGGGACTTTGAAGCAAAATTAAAAAATTCTATTTTGCACCCGTCTGCATCATCATAGGTAGAATTTTCATCTAAATTTAATTCAACAAAATCTGATTTATAAATTGATGATCTACTTTTACCCAAGTTAATTTGAGTATCGTTTTGTCTGTTTACGAAATAAATTCCTTCCTCAAGTAAATTTTGGGCTTTCTCATTATTTGCTGGAGTGAAATATACTATATCTCCGCTCTCAAAATAATGACCACCTTCTATTTGTATTGTACTAATTCCAATAAAATTGCCAGTGACTGAAAAGTCATTAGTACTTAAAGGCAAATCCTCATACTTCGGTAAAGAATTTGTTGCAACTATTAATTGATTATCTTTTTCGTATATATTTTGTACATCTGATGAAATTTTTAATAGATTAGAGTACTTTGATGATTGTATATTTACCTTAGATATTTTTCTTCTTATTGAATATAGAACATTTGGTGATAGATCAATTCCTTTGATCGAAAATGAGGTTTTATTAAATACTTCATCTACTTTCACATTAGAGTTTATATTTTTAATTTCTACAAAATCACCTTTTCTTATAATATTATTTGATTTTGTGGTTATAGTGTATTTTTTCTCTTGAGAATTTGTCAATTCTACCGAACAATTATTATAAGTTGGGGAAGTATTGAAAATCCAATTATTGAACGCAAAATTATTATCCTCATTAAATCCTAAAGATTTAACTGATATTTTTGTATTGGGGTTATGATAAAAATTATCAGGGTTATTTTTTAATTCTACTTGATTCAATATAGAATTAATTTTAACCTTTATTACTTCTGAATTTAGGGAACTTCCATACGCAAAGGTGTTTATTGATACTTTAGAACCATTTGAAATTGATCCAATACTACTTCCATTTACACTAAAACACCCATAAAATTGATTTACTGACTTTGATGTGTATGAAACTATTCCAGAAGTTCCATCTGTATACTCAACACTTAAATGTCCATTTTTAGGAAATCCTAATGTCGAGTCTACAGTAATCACGTCTGATAGTTCTGAATGATCATCAATTACTTTAGTTTTGGGGTGAATTGAAAACTCGCCATAAACAGAACCATCTACGCTAATATCTCTGGAGTATCCTGCATCTACGCTTAATTTATAATATTTTTCGCCAGATTTTGTGATAAGTGTTTCTACACTTGTAATCGGAGCATATGATTTTGCATAATTTCCATATTCATATTCATCTTGATATAAAGTAGAATTCACCAAATCTAATGGATTTCCGTCTATAGATTCTACGACAAAATCATAGGTTACATTATACTGAGCATCTGACGGCTTAAATAAGTAATCTTTTGGTCTTATAATTTTTACACTTTGCCCATAAAGACATTTAAATAATATGTTAAAAGATTCGTCTGTTCCCTTTGAAGAATAAAAATCATGTCCCTGTTTGATAAAAAGTTTTTCATTAACCGCAGAATATAAATTCTTTTCTTCAAATCCCGGTAAAAGTTGATATTTAGTTTTTTTTAAGAACTCATTTAAAAATAATACACTTAAATTAATTATTTTTGAACCAGATTTATGAGTGTCTGATAGTGAAGTTTTAAATAATACTTCATCTGAAGATCCTTCTGCTTCATAAGAAACAATGCCACTAAATCCTCTAACACATCCAATGAAAGAATCTTGGGATGTTTCTTTATAGGTGATGATTTCGTCATCAATTTGTAATAATCCGTATGATTTTGGAAATCCTTGAGTTCCTGTTGGATTTTTCTCCAAATCAACAGTGATTACCTCATCAAGAAACGATATATCTTCCTTTAAAATTACATCACTTACATTCTCTGCAGAGTTGTCAATTTTAGTATATCTATCAATATTCTGAATCAAGTCTGCAGGAGATCCTTGATATTCATTAGAAATATAATATTGCGTTAAAAATTCTGAAAAAAGAGGAAATTCCTCTTTAATATATTCTGGAAGTTGATTTTCGACAATATTAGAGAATTTAATTCTGGTTTCTGACATTTTTTTAAGATCTTACTAAATTTCCATTACCATAGCTTGAAGATACAATATAGTTTGATGCTGAAGGATCTGCTCCAGAAGAAATTTCATCAACTACCATTTCAAATAAACTGCTATTAATATCTAGTTGCAAATATAAATCCTGCAATCCAATTACATCATTTGATTTTGGAATTGCAGATATTTGAATAGTCGGTTGTCCATTTATTATTTTTTCAGTAGATATTATATTTAATGGATTTAAATTAATTATACCTTTTTTATAATCTATAGTTCCAGCACTTCTCCTAACAATAGTTGGGTTAGTTGAGGATTTATTTGGCAGACTAAAGAAGAATATGATCCCTGTTTCCCTATCAGTGTTTGGTATGTCTGATAAGTAGAGGTCTTCTTGTACCCCAGATATTCTAAATGCAGTAGATTTAATATTGAAACCGTTCAGATCCGAAATATGAAATTGATTGCCGAATCCAATTGAATATGTTGCAAAAGAATTTGCTACTATTCTTAAATCCCTACGAATAGAAATTTTTGTAATGTTAGATGTAATTGCACTATGACTGTCATCTATAATTTTTAAAAATTTACTATATTTAAATCTCGCCCCATACTTATTCAACTCAGTGGATTTTGCATACTTATTTACATTATAATTAATTGCAGTTAATACCTGTTCTGACCCTGAAGATAAATTTGGATTATAATAAATTTTAGAATCTGTCTCTACGTAAAGATATTTTAAATCTAGAATTTCGGGAACTATTCCTGCAACAGAATATTGCTTTAACTTTAATTTTATATTTTCTTTGATTAAATTTGGTAGAAAATCTCCAGTCCTTGGCTTAATACTAATGAAGACTTTTCCATACTGAGGGGGAATCAATTCTTCTCCACCGAAAACAGAAATAGATTCTGTTTCTGGATATACTACAGTTTTAATAAGAGATTCGTAATCATTTGATGTTACGGCTCTATTTTGAGATGCGTATATCCTTCCTGAGTATTTTTTAATGGATTCAATCTCTTCTATATCCTCTCCACCAGACGAAATTAGCCCAGTTGATAATAAAGAAATTCCAGAGGTAATATTTTGGTTATTTGAAGACGACAATGTTCCAGAAAAAGAAAATTGAGATATTCCATTTCCAGATTCTCCATTGGATACAATATAAGAAACTTCTATTTGATCTCCATTTTGCAGAGATTCTCCAAATACACCATCGCCAAAAATTATTTCATATCTTTCATCTTCTACTTCTTGTATGAAAAATACTTTGGAATTATTATCTATGTCTAGTATATTTTTATGAAGCATATAATTTGATTTGACACCATCTCTATCCACAGAGACAGAAAGCAAATCAGTATCAATGCCAGGATTGGGTAAAATAAATCTTTGATTTAAATTATTAGTGTTATATGTAAAGTTAGTAGTAATCAATGAACCTTCATAGATTTTAATATCCTCAAAAGATGCAATGCCGTTAAAAATTGGTTTTGTAATATTCTCTAAGATTGAAAATACAAATGATTGGTTTGAAAATGTGTTTGAACTTGAAGATACTATTCCTTTTTTAAGAGTTATTGTAGAACTTTGTATATTCGAGTTTGAAAGATCTACAAAAAAACTTACTGTTGCTCTTGCTGATTTTTTGGATCTTGGAACATATCCAATGTTTCTCGCAAGAGCAACAACATTTTCTCTTAATGTCGCACTATCTATAAAAACCTCATTTGCAACCATATTTGCATTATATGAAGTAATATAGGTATTATATGCTAATACATCTAAAATTGTAGATAAATTAGATCCTTCAAAATTATAGTCAGTAAAATTTGAGTTTGATCTCAAATAATCTTTTAGTGTTGTCTTGATCTGATCGAAATCTAAATTTGAAAAATTTGTTAATGTCATTTATCTAGAAGGCAGTAATACAAATTCTAACTGTTGTGGTTGTACATCTGCACCAATAATTCTATAGATTATTGTTACGTTAAAAGTATTATTATCATAATCTGGGACAGCACTAACATCAATTAATTCGACTCTTGGTTCATAATTTCGAATAGAATTTTCTATTTCATCTTTAATTGTAGTAGATGTAAGATCATCAAAGTTTTCAAATAACGATCTTTTTACTTGAGAACCAAAAAAGGGATTAAAAAATTTTTCTCCAGGTTGAGTGAAAACAATATTTCTTATAGAACGAGCAATTGCAGTTTCATTTTTAATTCCAATAAGGTCATTGTTCAGAGGATTAGCCTGAAATGACATACTTATATCTTTAAAACCACTACTTACTCGTTCTAAAGGCATATTAAATTAAAATTTAATATTATTTATTATAGATTTTTTGTCTCATAAATTGGCTCTGTTCCATATTCCCAATCATCATAGTCATTATCATTGCGAATTGTTGAATGGAGTTCGTTTTGATGAAAAAAATCATGCTTTTTTGGAGTAAGATCATCATTTGAGATCTCGCGAAGCATTTTCTGAGATGAGATTTTACTTTCCCACCCATATTCACTTGCCAAATATTGAGTTCCCCATTTACTTTGCATGAAGTTTTGATCTTTATCGACTTTTTTGGTCATTTTAGCTCCTGATTATTGAAAATCAGAACTTTTTACGGGGTTGCTATCCCGAGTTCTCAAAAATGTTAGTATTGTGTCGATTTAAAGTATAATTTTTTTGTATTCTGACATCAGAATTTTTAAAAGTCCAACACTCTCCATTACTATCTAGGAACACAACCCACTCTAAATCATGCTCTTGAGAACGATCAATTACAAAAAAAGCCCAACCTTTACCTTTAGGAGTAAAGACTGGGATTTGGGGATTTAATTGTAGCATTTTATTTTATTTTCCTTGACCGCGATACCTTTTCTTACGTCCATTACGAGAAGTTGCACTTAGCAATGTACGAGCAGAACGGCCCTGTCTGGTCTTCTTAGGTGCTCCAGGTTCAAAATTAACCTTATTACTTCCACCTTTAGTTGCCATTTTAAATTTCCTCCAGTTCAATTAAATTTGGATCAATGTCTTCCCCTGAAAAATAACGTTCAGAGAAGTCTTGTAAGATCTCACTACATTCTTCTGCAGTAAGATCTTTATAAATTTTACGCCCTTTATATAAAAGATTGTAAGTTGTTTCCATCAGATAATACGAGTTTTCTCATGACCAACTCTAATACGAGGATCGCACCAGATTTCAAATCCCTCTTCCTTTGCATCAAGACAGAATGAAACATCTTCCCCACACATATCTTGCACTGCACCAGATTCAAAGACTTGCATCTTAGGAGCAAACCAAGGATATTCAAGATTTTCAAAAACTCCATTTTTAATCATAACCCAACCAAAACCTGTATAGTCTACAGTGAATGGCTTACGGCGCTTGGAGATGGACTCTACAGTCTCATGATTCATAACTCCACCATTCTTGCGGAAGTCATCTTCCTCCAACCAGTGCGCGACAGAGGTTGTGTGTCCGTCTTCAGTTGCATACCAACCAGCGACAATTTCACGCTCCTCTCCTTCTGCAGGGAAAGCAACATCACAGAGTTGCCAGAATTTGTTAGAATCAAAAACAATATCACTATCAATCCAAAGTTGATAATCATATTGAAGTCTTCCATCCCAAGGAATTTGCTTTGGTCCTCTTAGAACATTTGCTCCAAGACATTTGCAACGGGCGAAATTAACCATTGATGAGTAGTCTTGAGAAATCTGAATACTCATTCCATTTTGAACGATGTCAAAGCACAACTGTACAAATGCTTTGAGGAAAATAAAAGAGCAACCTCTTCCGGGCAAACAGAAGACAATACTTTTACCTCTCATTCTCTCTTTAATAGCATCATAATCCCATTCTTGTTCTTGAGATGTTGTTGGTGCCTTTGCTTTTACTGTAAATCCTTTTGCCATAAAGTTAATAAACCTTCATTTCAATATTAACACTGTATATATTCGATTGTCAATGAGAAGAATTTAATACAACCTCTTTATTCACAAACAAAGATTCATATTGTAAATCATCTTTGTTTATGTCTTTCCCAAGCAAATCAACCATCCTGTGTAGCATCTCCCAGACCTCAGAAAATTTTTCCTCTGGAAGACTGTGATATATGCACTTATCCTTTGCATATATGTGATATATCTTTTCTTGATTTCTCATAAAAAAATTTTTCGGGAATTTTTTATTTGGTCACTGCATTATATATCATAACAGTCAGAATTCCAAGCGGAACGCCAAAGATTTTCAGCATTTTCCCCGGATAGCGTATCAGCCACCCCGCAAAGACTACTTTCCAGAAACTCCAATATGGGCGGTGTTTCATTTTATTTGCTTTTTGGTGCCATTTTTTTCTGGGAAATTTTTTTTTTTATGAGAGTGAGATAGAGGTCGAAAAAGACATACACTGTAGGTTAGGGACTTATCGATTTTTCATAACGGGGGGCAACGCAAAATATAAACAATTAACAATAAAACATAATAACTGCTATAACGAATAAACAACTGACAACGAATAACTATCATTATTCGTCATTGTTTATACTAACTGCCCCCAATCACTGCGTTATTACTATAAAACAACGCAGTTCTTTACACTAACTCCCAACAAAAACCCTACTTATACATAAAGAACTGCCTATTCTTTATACGAACTGCTGCCAATTAACGACGAACAATAATAACTATAAAGAATTAAGTTGCCCCAAGTGATATAAACAATCAGACAAAGTAATAATAATAAACGAAACATCTATCAGGCGATGTACCTTACTGACGCTGAGTATAATACACTTAGGGCGATTTGAAGAGTATTCTAATTACCAACGCACGTTGAGATCTTCTACATAACTCTTCACCTGTTCATTACGATCAAGTTCAAAGAGTTTGTTCCAGTTAATCTGATGTGGATTAAAATCTTCATTCACGTTGAGTTCTAACGTGATGCGATACTTATTCTTTTGTGCTGTGAGAGAAGCAGTTGCCATAAGAGAGAAAGAACGGAGGAACGAATAAACTCTACTGTTGAATTCTACCAGACCCTACTCTACCCGTCAAGTTATTCCCTACAACGAATCTTAATTATACACGAATACTTTCTATCTGTAAGTGCGCGGAAGACTTATACAACCAATTCTCCAATACGAATCTTATCTAAACACGAATGAATTATCAGATTAGAATATAACAGCAGTGTTATATTGTTATGCTCTATACGAATCTTATCTAATCACGAACAAACTTATGAGTTCTTAATTCTCATCAGTTCGCATTATCAAATCTCTGTACGAATCTTATCTAATCACGAACAAGTTCTGAGATGTAATCTCATTGTCTGTTTGATTCTGATGGTTCTGTACGGTGTCTTATCTAATAACGAATAAACACAACAAAACCTTCTCACAAATTTCAAAGTTTTGCATAGAAAACTTATCATCCAGAGAATGCTGATTTATTCGAATGTGCCGCTGTTTGGATTTCTAAGATATAATCATCTTAACGATTTTATTGTGCCGGAGACCGTGTTCTAACTCCCTCTTTGATAATAATCAATCTCTCATAATGTGTAAGTTCTATTGTCTTCTGTCAGATTGTTACCTTTTTGGTCCCGTAGGAAAGTTCAAGAGCTGCTCTAATGAATTCAAATAGATGATTTATTTATAAGGTTTCATTTTGTGTTATGAAACCCTAACTAAAATAAGAGCGAATCAGTGCTATTCGGTAGTCTCACCCCTGAGAGTGTTTATAAGCGTGCTGTGGAGGCATATAGAGGTGTCTCAGAGCGTTTGTGATTCTTATCAGGGTGTGCCAGTTTTTGGAGTGTCCGGGGGGTATTGACAAAACAGTGGTGTTGTGATAGAATACAGCCCAAGATCACTACAAAAACCAGCATTTATAAGGGTTTTAAGAACTTAATTTATAGGAGTTTATAAGGGTTTTAATAAGTGATAAGAATCAGATATTTATCAGCAATTCAAAACACTTACATATGTTTTTTAATACATTTAATATAACAACTTAAATAAACTCCATCAAGTAATAATCGACAGTAATTTCTAATTCAGCACATTTCCTTTCAATCTCCATTGCATATTCATCAGCATAATTTTCATCTTCATGCTGGCAGAAAAGATCAAGTGTTGAATCGTTCATCAGTTGTTAATAGTAAGTTGAATCAGTTCTTTTTGAATTGTGAGTACATCATACTCATCATCTACATCAGCAAGATCAACAGGTGCAAATTCATTTAGATTTACAGTATTGTCTTTGTAGATAGGAGCATAATACAATTCTTTTGAATCAGGGTCAATCGTAAAGATGCAACCGTAATCTTGTTTTTGAAGGAGAATCATTTCAGGGAGTTTAGGATAATGAGAAGTTCTTTACCGTTGATTGCTTTTGACAGCAGATTGATTTTAGTTTTCTTTTTCATCAGTTAGACATTACCTTGTTGAATAGGGACTGATAATTCTCTACATCTAAATCATCTTCATAATCATTGCCATCAAAGAATGAAAGAATATCTTGAAGGACATTGAGTTCTTCAAGAGTGAATCTAAAAATCAATTCAGTCATCATTATCTTCTACAAGTTTAGCAGGCGAACCACAAGACCTATAAAAATCAACCATTGATTGTGCTTCTCTTACATTAGGGAAAGATTGAAACCTCCATTCTTGATTGCCATAGGGAGTTTGATAAGTAATCTGAACTTGATTGTACATTTTGTCCTCAGTCATTGCCAAAGTTGTTTACCAGGAAGTCTTCTAGATGATTCAATTCATCATTGTTAAGAGAACTTACATATTCATCTAGAATTTGTTCGAGTAATTCATCATTCTCTTTGCAGAGTTCAAAAAGAGTGGAATGAAGTTCTACAGAATCAATCATTGGATTAGGAAGAGAAATCATTTCAGTTGCTTACTTTATTCAAAAGTGCATTAGCAATAACATCACCTGCACCTGCAATGTTATCTCTTACAATCAATCGAAGAGTTTCTGCACCTTTAGGATGTTTGTGCATCTCTTGAATGTTAATAACTGTTTGAGGATCAGTTGCAGATTGTGTAATCATTTCAGCAATAGATTGAACCATTACAAAATCAGTCATTTCAGGCATTGATGAGTTGTTGAACTTGATCGAAGTCTTTACATTGAACTGCTTTGATTGCTTTTGTGATGTCATAAGTTACATATCCACATTGGTGATTATCATTACAAATTGCATAAGCAGGTTGTTGGGTTTCAATGTCGAAAGTGTACTTAATGATCATTTTGTTTGAGTGAGTGTTGGTGAAGAAAGAAGAAAGAGTTAGATCAAATTAAAGTACAGATTGACTGCTTTAGCAACATCCTCCATCAGAGAAAGATCCTCAACAGCATCTGCAATTTCTTTCATATTATCCTCAAAAGAAGCATAACCACACCAAGTTGATACATCACTGGCAGTGATAGGATCTTGCATTCCATCGTACATATCATATCCACTCTCCAGATAGTTAATGATGAAGTTTTGAACTTGAGTGAAAGTAGACATCATTGTTGTTTGTTTGAGTGTTGAGAGAATTAAAACTTAAACGCGGGACAGTGCATCTGCTTTTTGCTTGGGATTTGAAATCTGCTTCACCCAGGCGGACTTTTTGTAAGACTTTGCTTGAGAAGGAAGTTGAGTCTTTGCACTTTGTACTTCATTAACAAGTTGAATGAAGTTAATGAAAAACTTTTTCTCCATCCGTTGTGCAGTGGTCACTGTCTCATCCTCTGAACTTCGTTCATCATAGCACGGATCTGGGCGCTTGTCAAGGGGTTTACGGTTCTTCTACCCATCAGCATCCCTGATGTATGCCTCGGTCACTCATAAGCGCGTAGAGAACTCAACAGAGTTTTAAGATTACTCAGATGTTCTTGTTTCTCTTCATACTCATCATTTAATTGCTCCATATGAGTTTCATGCCAACCATCATCATCATTATCATCCAAACAATGAGCATCAACTTCATCATTCATTTGAATTGCAAGATCATTCAAATCTGCTTCCAGTTCTTCAATGAAATGTGAAAGAGTTTGCATTGTTGTGATTTTCATGTGTGTTTAACAATCCCAGTAGTGTTTCCAGTTATATTCTTCATAAAATCCACTCTTTACAATATCATCATAAACAGTGGGAAGATTATTGACTTTTGCCTTTTCGCGATTACTCAATTCAACTTCATCATCGTGCAACAAGGTTTCCAACTGTTTGCGCTCATTGAATGTTTTCGGTTTGCGATAGGGATAATGATTGCCGTAGTTGCGATGAGTTTTAGACATTTTTAGTGAGTGATAAAGATTTACAGTTGAACCAAAACTCTCATCATTGCAGAAACTTCTGCTTTTGTATTCCAACCAATTACATCTTCAGTCATATTTCCATTCGGGCGGAAGATTGCAACTTCATATGTATTATCAGTCACATTACCATATAATCCACTTCCAGGAAGTCCAGAAACAACAGAAATACTCCAATCATTGCTGAACTTATACCTTGCTTGAATTGCACCAGGAATAGGGTGTGCTTCAAAAATAAGTTGATCGAACATTGGAGTTGTTGTTATGTGGGACAGATGAATTAGAAACTAGGCAAGGCGCTTAGCACAAACAGGACCAATTCCCATCTGCACAGAGAGAGGATCATTCAGAGTGCGAGCACAAATCGAACAAGTGCCAGTCTGATGACCATAAATCTTCGCCAGTTGCAGGAGATTATCATTTGCATCCTCCAGCATATTCAGCACATCCTCACTCGCATCACCTTTCAGATCACCAGTGGAAGTAATCTTACCAACATATTTGCCATTCTCGAAGACATAAACACAACCAATGTTTGCACCTTTATTTACCGTGCTCAGAGTCATTCCAGGCAGGCGCACCTGAAACTTTTTAGCAGTCATTGTGTCATACATCTTATTCACCAGTTGCTTGTAAGGACCAAACTCAACAGGAGTTTGAGAATCAATGACATCTTGAGTTGCAAGATAGTGCATCCAAGCAATTTGCTTTGCAGAGACTTTCTTTGCCTCAACAAGATTCATTGCGAAGTCATTGTAAGACATTTTCTGAAGCAAATAGGTTTTTGCTTCATTTACATCTGCGAAAGCAGAATCAAACTGAATCTCTTCGCCCTTTTTAACAACAGTGAAAGAAGTCATAAACAATTAAGAATGGGACTTAGGTGGGACAGTGCGACCTGCTCCCTCCACCCTTTAAGAATACCACATTTCGGACCCCGTGCTCTTTTAGTGTGCCACCAGTACAAGTGGCACAGCGTATCATTGGACTCAGGTGAGTTGGTGCGAGAGTGCATACTTCACCAGTTCCGTGCGATTATTCTTATACTCAAGAATCAGATGTACAATTTGATTGGTATTTGCTTCATCAACTTCATGTTCATTGTGCCTAGATGCAATTTCGCGGAAGATGCTTGCAACTTCAAAATCATTCGGGAAGAGCAAATTAACATCCCGATCAATTTCCATAAAAAGATCCACTGCTTCAGCACTAAGTCGCATCGGAATATCGGGAGAAAGTAGTCCCAGGGTTGCGAGTCGCTCAGCAGCACCAATAACCCACATCACTTGACACTCACCAATCGAAAGTTGCATTTCCATTTTTTAATCTCAGAAAAGAATGATTAAGAGTACAATTATATGCGTCCCACATAGTGGGGGTCTATACCCCACACAGTTGCTTTGCAACAGAACCAGATGCTTGACGGTTCAAAGAAACACCAGCACCAACATTAGAACCAGCATAAGCACCAGCACCGCTTGCACCATTCATTTTCTTTGCACGTCCGAATCGCATAGCAGAGAGTTTGTTTTTCACTGCATCAGCATCATCGTGAACTCGACCCTCTTCCTGTTTCATTTCTTGCAGTCGCAAAGATACTTTCTCAGCAAATGCCTTGCGGAAGTTAATCTTGAAACTGCGGGAAACAGTAATACCAGTCAGAGAAGAAAGAACTTTCTCTGCTTGATGTGCAACTTCTGCTTCTTTCTCCATCACTTGCACCAGGTAATCATAATAGAGTCGCACTTGGATTTGTTGTGCCTCAGAACCGATTACCTGAATGGATTTAGTATCACCATTCTTCAGATATGCTTTTGCATCATAGAAGTTTGCAACAGCATTAAGCAGAAGACTCAGTGCAGCATTAACACGCTTGAAAGTGAAAAACTCCTCATCAATAACTTGAGTTTCAGTTGCCTCATTGATTGTAATACCATACTGTTTGCACAGTTTATCAATCATTGCAGCGGCAGCGGATGCCTCACCATCAAAAGTGGTATTTTCTTGCAGTTTCAGAATGGACTGAATCTTTGCAATAACTTGAGTGCGATCCATAATAAAAATGAAGAATTGGACTCGGGCGGGACTCACTCCCTCCACCTTCTTAATCTACCACATTTTGGGCACCGTGCTCATTTACTGTGCCAGCGGTACAAGTGGCACACCACCATACTTTTCAATCAGGTGATTGACATAAGATTCGGGTGCTTCTGATAGGTCTTTTGCACCCTCAACAACTTCTACATAATCGCCACACTTTGCAAGTTTGCGTCCTGCATCATCATTGTCACAAACAACAACAATAGGTCGATTCAGAAGTTTGAGTTGATTGATTACATCTTTGGATGGACTATTTGTGAGAGTTGCAAGTGCAGTTTGACCTTTATTTGTGAGTCGCATTGCATCATAGATGCCTTCAGTTACATAAATCACACCATCAGATATATCCAGACTCTCAAGACCATAAAGAACAACAGAACTTTTATTCTTGCTCACATAAGTATAATACTTTGCTTGTGGTTTATTATTGATTTTCTTATCACCAAGTGGATTGTATTGCTGATAACCTACAATTTGACCAGAGAGATTATAAAGCAGATAAGTTGCAATACAATTCTCTTCATCAATGATTGGTCGATGAAGACTCATATTGACATTTCTTTCTTTGAGGTGAGAGTAAATGTCCATTAAAGAGTCCTTGCTAATCGTCATCAAACTCATCAAATCCACCAACACCAATATCCACAAAGGTAGAACCATTTACCTCCTCAAAGAGTTGGAATTCAAAATCACCTTGATAAAAGTTATACCTGTATTCATCAGTAATTCTTACTTCTTGATCAAGTGGAAACTCTTTGAGTTTTTCAATAAATTCAGCAACAGTCATTTGGTGGAAATGAGGTCAGCAACAGTGTAAAGAGTATTTGCAGTTGCATTTCGCACTCCAGGAGAGAATACAAATGCAACTGCAAAGATAAGAATTATAGTCCTCATCTTATCTGGTGCCTTGAATGTGAGAGTTTTGGTTCTCATCAAGCACAAATAGAACTTACAGGTTTGAAGTCATAACCATAATTACCTTCGATTGCTTCATAAACAATCACATTCTCACCAGAGAGTTCAACACTCCAATCAAGCGCATCTTCTTTTGCATCTTCAAGTTCATCAAACCACTCTCCATCTTCAAGAGTGAAAGTAACAGGGCAAGCAACAAACATTGGAGTTGAGAGTAAAGAACTTAACCACAGAGGGGAGAAAAATCTCCCCCCAAATTAAACTCAGACCGCCGCCATATAAGCAGCAATCTCATCATCATTCTCGGGACAATCAGCGATTCCCAGTTGATCACAAACATACTCACGGGTGAGTTCAGTTTGATCGGGAACCAGGGTATTCAGAATATCCAGGAGTTGAGTACCAGTAGCACCCTTGCGGAGCATACCGAGCATAACATCCTTGGAGAAATCAACAGTCATTGTAATTAAGTTAGTTGGACGTTTGTAGGTGGGTCTGACCCCTTCCACCCTCTTAATATAGCACCTTTTGGGGTCTGTGCTCTTTTAGTGTGTCAGTGGTACAAGTGGCACATCGCATAGTTGGACTCGGTGGGACTGGATTTTGCTAGGAAGCACCAACCCCCCTGAGTCCTATGCGGGACACATAATGAGACCGTTGAAGAACTTTGAGTTTTCTTCAATTCCACCTGCAATCCAGGCACCCCCCACCGCAGGATGCAGTCCCATTGCAGTCTCGTGTGAAACTGTTGATTTGGGATTTTCCTGCAATCTGGGGTCCAGGTGCCCTAGGTCATTGACCGCAATCTCATCGACGGTCCATCTGAAACTGTTGAGAATCAGGCAGATTCCAGCAGTTCAGGATAGTATTCTTCAACTTCAGTTAGAAGTTCATCATCACTGTAAGTAGAAAGATCCTCTTCCAGTTGGTCTCCAACAATCCGAATCAAATCTTTGGTGCTCATATTATCAAGCACACGGTCAATGTATGCTTCAACAAGTTCTTGACGGTTGATTTCAGTCATTTCAGTAGGATTCAGTAAGTTTCAGAATAGACAATAGATTTAATACACCAACCCGTTGCATCACTGATCTCATCTACAAGATCCTCTTCATCATCTACCTCCCAAATGGTGTCCATAGTTTCATCAATAATTGTTTGAAAGTATTCAGGTTCCTTATCATAGGAAGCAGAATCATCAAAATCAAACACAATTTTTTCAAGTTGAAATTTCATCACTTGCAGTAGTTAGAGTTTGCTTGACAGAACATTTCTGCTTGTTGTTCTTGATATTCATTGGTTGTTGCGTGTGCAACCAAACCAAAGCGAAGACCAAGAGCAAGAGTAGCAATCAGAAATGCAATTCTCATTTGTTTGATTTTTTGTGTCGATAAGATGCAGATGGATCGGGGTCATAAAGACCACCACCATCTTTATCTTCAAGGTAAAAAAGAATCAAAAAGGCAGAGACAATAACTCCACCAATCACAAGAGTAATCATCAAACCTCAGCAAAAGGATTAGCAAGTTGCGGAATCATATTGAAATCTACAACTTCATACGGAATAGTGTGATTGAGATACTCTTCAACCTCAAGATTCATCTCAATTCGATTGAGAAACTTCTTGGATTGACTTTGACCCATAAAGGTCAAAGTCTTCAGAAACCACTCTTCGGATACATTACCCATCGGAGTTTGAATGGGGTAGAAATCCACCACCATGTTGCCATCTTTAGATTGAAGTTTCATTGAGTGATTAAGTTGAAGTGAATTAAAATTGAGAAACTATTGGATCAGAATTGCGTATCGAACACAAATCCATCAACATACACACAATCCATATTGTCAAAAGTTGCTTCCCAATCAACCTCAACAAAACCAGGCAAATCAGTGGTATAACAGTCAGTTACAAACTGTTCTGCATAGTCTGCTTTAGAGGAATACTCACCGCGATAAGCATCATCAAAACCAGAAATGCTCTGAATACCAAACTCAGCAACAAAAGCATCTACAGCATCATAAGAATACGATTCGCCAAACTCACAATACTCTTCATAGAAATTTACAAGATTATCTTCACCTTGCTCTTCAATGAAATCATAGATGTCCTCTTCAGAGTAAGAGTTCTCAACAAGTTCAGCAATGAAATCTTGAGTTTCAGACTTGAGTTCCACTTGAGTTGCAGTCATTTGGTGTTTAACCTTGATTACTTCGTAATTGTAGCACCCCCAGCGGGGGTTTGGGGCGTGTAATGTGCCACAAGGATTAGTGGCACATCAGCGTCAAGATTTCACCTTGAGCATAGTAATTTGGTCGTCAATACACTCAAAGATTTGTTCGTAGATATAATCTAGAGAATCAATTTCATCTAGAACTTGCTCTGCTTTATCCAAAGGAAGATGATGTTGGTCTAGATTTTCATCCATCTCAAATACATCTTCCTGAGTGAAAATAAATGCAGCAACAGGAGCATCTGCACCTTGTTCAGAAATCAGTCTCTCAACAGATTCTTTGAGTAGTTGAAGTGTGCGTGCCATAATCAAGCGAAAGTGTATTGGAAGAAGAGGGAATCAACCAGGCGATTGCTATTCAGTTTCACCCAGCGATAAACTTTGGGAGTAGCAATCACAATCGCAGCAATGAAATCAATTACATTCACAACAAAGCGAATGAGATTAACTTGCGTTGCTTCACCATTATCATCCCACCACAGTTGAAATGCAGTCCAAAGATAAGAACTTACAGCAACTACAATAGCACAAGCAGTAATAGAATACTTAACTACATTATCTCCAAACTTCACATAATTAAACTCTTGGATTTTCTTTACCATTGCATCCGCAGGGGGGAAAGAATTAGTCAGTTCCATTGTTGTAGAGAATAGAGAACAGAGTGGATTGGGTCCATCCCTCACCACCCCTTTAATATACCAGGTTTTGGGGTCTGTGCTCTTTTAGTGTGCCAGTGGTACAAGTGGCACATCTCAACCTTGGTCTCACTCACATCTGTGCTTCAATTAGGTCCGCAATCGTAGAGAAACTATAACCTTCATCATTCAGCGTAGAGACCTCTTCATTAACTTCAAACATTTCATCATCATCCTCAATACGCAACATAGGATTGCGGAACAGTTTCGCCCAATTCATTACTGATTCAGGTAGAAACTCACTTTCCTTATCAAAATACCAATAGTCTTGAGGTTGAAGATTTGTTTCTTCATTACCTCTAAACTCCCATTCAGTATTGTGTTCTTGTGCGTAAAGGTCACACAGAACACCAAGGCAACAATAACCACTCACACTGCGGAGTTTCTCAGTGCCTTGTTCGTATTTACCAGAACGCAGAGCACCAATCCACTTCTGCTTCACTTCAGGGTTCATTTTAGTTTTCAACATCATTTACGTCCTCAAACCAAGTGTCGAGTGAGTTAAAGATTTCAGTTACGATGTTATCAATAACAGCATCATCGTGTGGTTCTGAAGTATGCTTAAAGGCACGGTGGTATCCATACCTTGCACCATCCTCGATTGCTCTTTCTAATACAACACGGAATCTAGGTTTCATCATCTTCTACAGGGAACAAGTTAGAATACTCTTCATCAGTTAGAGTAAGATACTGAACATCAGCATCACTGTGGTTTTCAGCATACACCAACTGATAGTGTGCGAAGTCAGAGAGACTGGTGCTCCCGTATTCTACCACACCATCAACCAAACAAAGGTAGTTCATAGAGATTCACCAATCATAATACTTGAACTCATCATTATTAGTATCTGCATCGGGGTCAAAAAGTACATATTTTACATTATACCTTTCTTGCACCAATTTCAACAGGTCGCACAAGCAAACCAATCCACCCTTATAATAGAAATCCCTCATCTCTGAAACAGTAGAAACAAGAGCACATTCTTTGTTTCCAACATAAGCATACTCATCAATCTTTGCTGCTTCCAATGGATGCAGGTGAGCAGTAGAAAGAATAATCAGATTGTGGATTTGCATAGTCATCAATTCACAGCAAGGACAAGGTTGGCAACTCGGTTCTCAGGAACAAAATCCTGCAACTTATCATAAATCCGTTGGAATTGATTTCCAAGATTCATATAATAAGCAGCAAGTCCTGGGTCATAATCCACAAGGTAAGCAAGATTTTCCTTTTCTTCAAGTGCAGAGATAATGTCTAGCAACTCACCAGAAGTAAAAGAGATTGAAGTCATTGTGCAGAATTGGGAAGGCAGTTGTCATCAACATTGACACTAGTTTCAATGATAACATCGAAATCTTCTGTCATCTTAACATAATTCCACTCCTTATCAGTCTCATCCTCCACATTTTCCTGATAACAGTGAATGAAACCTTCCGAGTCTTGTTTTACATAACAACCATCATAATTCTCATCATCAAATACATAACCAGATGCGATGAGTGCTTCAATGAAAGTCATTTGATGTCAAAAATGTCGAAGATTTCGAATTGAGTTTTAGTGAAGAGTGTATCTTCAGGAGGATAGTTATACAACTCATTCTCAAACTCCTTGTAGAAGTAGAGAATGTCACGGAGAGCATTAAGTTGCTTTTCGTTCAGCAATTCTTCAACCATAAGAACTTTATCGAGCATTGTGTTAGTGTTAGTCATCAATCAGTAATCACTCCCATCATTCTCACACTCTTGAATCCAATAAGCATAAGCAGGAAAGTTCATTGGATGATCTTGTTTCCTGGAATACCAATCAGAAACAAGATTCACACGATTCTCAGGAACTCGCAAATAAGGAATGTTATGTGGAATGTGTGGAACGTAAGTCATTGGAGGTCTTCCTCAACCATAGAACTACTATACCAGATTTTGGGGTCTGTGCTCTTTTAGTGTGCCACCCCTACAAGTGGCACAGTCCCAACTGAATCTCAACTGAGATTGCTTATGTATTTCTTCAGTAGATGTTTCCCCTTATCAGGTTCAAATCTAGATTCAAAGAGTTCCATAAGTTCTAATACTAGGTCAGCATAAACAACTGGAACTCTGATATGTTTTGTTTCACCTGATTTGGGAAACTTCTTTGAGAATGGCATTATATTCGATTGTAGTGTATAGAGATTTATGCAACAACCTCACCTTTGACAAATACAGTGTCAATGACACTCTGAAGTTGCCGAGCAATCCTATCTCCATAGTTGTTATTCACAGGAATAGTGATAGTTCCAAATGGTTTCTTGTAGAAAGCAAACTCCCCTGCTTTCATTTCACCAGATGCGATTGCTTTTCGATCATCCTTATGAACTCGAATAACCCTACCAATAGTCTGACACATTTCAATCATAGGAAGATTGCGAAGCATAATGCAATGCGTAAGACCTTGAATACTAATACCCTCACTCATAATCGAATAGTGAAACACAATGAACTTCTTGTCAGGGTCAGCACCAAACTCATTCATTGTGTCAAAGAATACCTCACGGGATACTTTCTTCTTATCAATATATGCACCGTGCTTAGATGTGATGTGCATAATGGTATAACCCATATCATTGAGTTGTTGCAGCAAATCACTCTCAGTGAACATTGCCCAAATTACTTTGGTGCTGGGAGCAGCAACAAGAACTTTGGGTGCATCACAATCAGAAATCTCTGAGAGAATACCTACAATGTTCTCTGCATCTACAAAAGGTGCATTCTCTTTGGTGCGGATAGTTTGTGCTTCATAAGGCACAACCCGAGGAGGAATGATACTACCTGCCTCAATCAGTTCTTGTGCAGGAATACTGATGATATTATTACCATACACATCAGTATTGTTCATCGACTCCTTGCTGTTATTGAACTTCGGAGTTGCAGTGAAGAAATAAGCATTATTTGCAACTGCTGAAGTGTGAGCAATACCCACAAAGTTAGATGGTTTCACACAGTGATGTGCTTCATCGAAATACACAACATCAATGTTAATATCTGCATCATTCACCCGTTGAATTGAATTGTAAGTGGTGAAGATGAACTGATGCTTACCACTTCCGATTGCAGTGTCATTATATTCTGCAATGACTGCTGAACGTGTAGAGGATTGATGATGAGTTTCTCCACTATGAACGTGCATATAAGCAACATTCTGGTCTTTGAGATATTCTTCGAACTCTGAACAGAGTTGATTTGCAAGCAGGATTCGAGGTGCAACAACAACAAACGTCATCGGTTCTAGTGCATTAAGAACACGTTGACGGGCATCTTCCATCATCACAACAGTCTTCCCACCACCAGTAGGAATATACACAGAACCCCTGATTGCTTTCTGCACAGCATCAAGGGCACGTTGTTGATAAGGAAGAAGAGTCAGCATCAATCAATTAACGTTTGTATTCATACAGTATAGCACCCCTCCCGTGGGTTTGGGAGAGATGCTGGACGGTTCCACAAGTGGCACTCAGAATAAGATAGGATCTAGAGTTGGTTCTTTGAATACCTTAGAAGTACCTAGATCATTCCTATCAACCTCGACAAAGGTATTGTACTTACTATCAGAGATCTTGTCAACTACCTTATCAAAGATGATTAGATTGATACAAGCATCCTTTGCATCTTTGAGGGTTTTAGAGACGTGTTGAGGAGTATCTACAACATCAGCAACAATCCATTTAGTAGCATTTGCTTTACGGATGAAACCAACTGTGTTAGAATTCTTTTGAATCTCGTAGATTCCAGCAGACAGACGGGGGAAGGTGATAGTCATAATCAGTTAGCGTAATCAATCAACAGTTGTTCAAGTGTGTGGAGAGTTTTTATATTCCAGTTCTCTTTATCACCAAAAGGAGGATACAGTTTGCTATACCAAACACCATAACGTTCTGGATTTAACTCTTGCAACTTCTCAAGAGTTTGTGCAATTAAAATGTTAATTTGTTGCGTGTAAGTCATAATCAATCAAACAGCAACAGAGAACTCAGGAAGGATGCAGAAAGAGTTGCACCAAATACGAACCCAGTTCAAGGTATCAGCATAGCAACGAGGTTCACTCATCACCATACTTGCATCCTTGCGAGGATTGTAAGCAACAGCAATATAACGGTAGCAATCAGGAGATTCTTCAATCTCTTCAATCCACATCTGATTCACATTACAATCGTGCCAATCCCAACGGGAAGTAGTGTAATGGAACACTTCAGAAACAATCATCAGGTCTCCTTTGCTTGTGTCCCTGTATTATAGGGCATCAGGGGGGTCTGTGCTCTTTTACTGTGCCAGTGCTACGACTGGCACCTTGGTAGTCATTCAAAAAAACTATCTAAAGGTTTCGCATTTGATGCAATTTTTATCCTATCTTCAGAAACTTTGAAATAATTGGGATCCATTTCTATTCCAATAAATTTGCGGTTAAGATTTATTGCAGCAACTCCACAACTTCCACTTCCCATACAATTATCTAATACAGTCTCATTTTCATTTGAATATGTTTTAATCAACCATTCAAGAAGAGGAACTGGTTTTTGTGTTGGATGAACCTGTTGTTGAGCACTAAAATCTCTAGAGATGTTTAAGATTGATTTTGGATATCTTGTCCCTTCATTTGTGAAAGATTTTCTTGGTTTTAGACCATAATTGTGATCATTCTTTTTTCCAACATATCCTTCTGGGTTTTTTGATGTTCTTGAATATGGTTCTCCCCTTTCCATTTGTGGATTATAAGTTCCACCAGGTTTTTTTGAAAAAATAAGGATATTTTCGTGCGTTTTCATAGGTCTGTGTTTTGCAAGACCAGGAGAACCACATTTGTTTTTGTTCCAAACTAATTCATATCTAAACCAATCAATTTTAGAACAAATAAGTTGTGCAGAAAATGGTTGAGAACCAAATAAACAAACTATTCCTTTTGGTTTGATAATTCTTTCATATTGTTCCCACATTTTATGGAAGTCAATTACCTCATCCCATTTGATGCTTGTAGTCCCATAAGGAGGATCGCAACAGATAAAATCAATAGAATTGTCTGGAATCTCTTTCATGAGTTCCAGACAATTACCTAGTTGCAACTCAAAGCGACTCAAATCCATCATGGGCGCTGATCTTTTTACGAACGGATTGTTTGTAGCATTCTACCAGAAACTCATATGCTTGTCGATGAGTACGATAAACAGGTTTGGTATTCCGACGCCACTCAATTTGAAAAAGCAGATTACTACCATTAGAAGTAATCTTAGCCAAAGTCTTCAAAGAAGCAAGATGTACCTCATTTGTAACTTTGTTAAGAGCTAGAATGTAATAATCTCTATTATTGTCAGCATTACTATGATTCTTCAATGCAGATTCAAATTGCTTCCAAGTATGTTTTTTAACCTCACTCTCATCGAGATCAGTCAGAGCATAAACAACAGATGCTTTAGAAGTGAAATTATCTGCAGCAGATCCAAACTTGGAAGATTTGATGTTTGTAACATAACCAAAAAGTTTTACATCCCACCAATCCCTTACTTTAGGTCTAATGACATTTTCTTTTCCATATTTTTCTTCAAGAATATCAATAACAGTTTTTTCATCATGAATACTATTCACACGCCCATCTTCATGATTTTCACTGATATCGACATTTATGCCATTCAAAAAAGAAACAACCTCGACAAGAATTGGGGGAAACATTTTGGTTTGCTTGTGTCTTTGTATTATAGGGAATCAGAGGGCACTGTGGGAGATTACAGTGCCACTAGAACAAGTGTCCTCAGGCGTATAGATGTCCGCCAGACCAATCTGCACGTTTATACATTTCTTCCTTTGATTTATCATCAAGGAGATTATAACGAATACCTTTTGCTGGACCTTTCCAAGATGCTGCTTTATATACATCAGCAGTATTCATATCTACAAATGCGTGAGCACTTCTTTGTCCTTCTGGCGTTTGCATTATGATCCGTGCGTACTTTCTTCCTTTTTCAAAGTAGTATCTGTATAGACCTTCACCTTCAGACAATTTATCAATCTGCTCTCGGTGATACTCTACATTTTCACCGACTTCAATTTTGTTCTGGTGTTGTTTAATTGAATAAGTTTGGAAATTGGTGCGAAGAATATCGCAGTATTGTTGAATCAAATCAAGAACTTGATCTTTCATTACTTAATGTTCAGTTTGCGTTTGAGTGATTGTAATGCCTGTTTCCTTGCTTTGAGTTTCCCCTTGCAAGTTCCTTTTGTAGTTTTATCCTTTCCTGAATTGTGTTGCCAATTTGGTGTAGTCATTGCCTTGATGTCTCATAGGACTATGATAGGGCATCAGAGGGCGCTGTGGGGGTCTGTAGGGACACTTGAAGAACTGTCCCTAGCATCACCCTCTTGATGTTGTTTTAGTAGTGCTTCGTTCGCTGCTTCTCTTTCTGCAGCAATCTCAAGCATTTCATCTAGCGTTAGATCCTTCATTGTTTTACTCAGTAATCGCTAGTATCTATGATAATCCAATCCAAATTAAGTTTCTCAAGGAATTGGATTAGATCCGATTCCTTATCAGGAAGAGTTTCATCTTCGTCAAGTTCAAATGATGCTTCGCACAATGCAGATCCATATTCTGCGGGATAGTTATAAGTTTGTGGAATAATCACAACCATATCTTCAATTATTGCATTAACATTCACAATACCAAATTCGTCTTGGAAAATGCTTTCGATATGAAGAATAGTCATTTTTGAATGAATAAAGAGTAGCAGGCACACCTGGAATCGAACCAGGGACATTCGCTTAGAAGGCGAAGGTTATATCCGCTTAACTATGTGCCCATAAAAAAGGGAGCAGTGCTCCCAATTATTCAAACATCAATGTGCTGAGAATTGATATCTTTCGGTTCCAGTTTGTTGAGTACAAACTGAAGAGGGTTCAGTTTCTTTTGAATTTCACTTTCTAGTTCTCGGAAAGTACCAACCAGTGCCTCAAGAAGTTCGGAACCAGTCATATCTCGGTAATCACAATCATCAAGGACATTTTCTTGAAAATACTCAACAAGTTGATCTTGAAGATTTTCAACCACTTGACGGGAAGCAGAGTTGCAACGACGTGCCATAATAAAAATTAGTTAGTTGATTTGAATTTGAATTAGAACTCAGACAGCAACAGCGTTTTCTACAGATTGAACACAGTTTTCAATCAATGCAGAATCATAACTATCAAGTGCTTCAAGGATTTCTGCACCAGTCTCTGCCTTGGTGAGATTGATAATCAGTTGAGCACCCTCAGGATTGGTATCAGCGATCTCAGCAGCGAATTCAATCAGTTCGACAGACATAGTAAAATGTGAGTGGGTAATTTGGGAATGTAATTCCCAATGGAGAATAGGAGAATCGAACTCCTAATAAGTGCTTGCAAAGCACCCGTTATACCGTTTAACTAATTCCCCGAACAGTTTATATTTATAGACCGAACTGCGGCGGTCTATGTATCAAACGCTCAAGGAGTAATCAAGTTCCTCATCTTTGACATCATAATCGCTAATGAGTTCAATATAATCCTCAAGATCAATTCCAAGATAATTCAAAGCAAACTCTCCATAAGTGTCCATAAGAATCTGATTTTTAATAACCATTGAGACCTCCTTGACTTGATGAATGTATCATAGCACGCTGACCGCGCCCCGTAAAGGTTATTGTGCCACTTCAAAAGGTGGCACAGTAGTATTAGTTATACACTCAAAAATTACTTATCAAACTTCTCTAGAAATTCATCAATATCTTTGATCTTTTTGGTATAATCTGCAACAAGATCGGCGTGAGGATAATTATAGTATTCTGGACGTTTCAAACAATCAAGCAAGTGTTGTTTCACTGCTCTGCGAATATCACACTCTGCCAGTATTCCAGTTCGTATTTCACTCATTACCATTCACCTCGTTGAACGTGGATTTTGCGGATTTCGGTGTAAATAAACTTCTTTAGTTTAGGATCTTCAGTTGCGTCAAATGCTTTGTAAAGACGAGTGAGATACTCATCTTGAGTAGCACATTTAACTACTTTAACATTGGTATTGCCAAGTTCTTTAAGAGAAGAACCTGATTTTACCTTTGCTTTCCCGAAATTGCCAGAAACAACTCCCTGAGTGCGAAGTTTGGGGCGAATCTTAGAAAGATTTGAATTGGCGAAGTCAGTAGTCATTGAACTCACTTGAAAGATACATTAACACCCACTACTTTTGCTGTGGGATTTCTTGCAAGAGCAGTTTCTCGCGCATCTTTTGGATTTACTGCCTGCACTTCTTCTTTGAAGACCTTTCCTCCAACATAAAGTTCAACAACGTACTTCATAAAGTTGGTTTGTTTTGTATGAATGTATTGTAGCAGGAAACCGGCAGCAGGTCAAGAGGTCCTGTGCCGGTTCAAAGACTGTCACACGTCATAAAGTTTATACTGTGCAATCTCTTCGCGGTAGTATTCACTCTCTACTTCATAATCATCAAGAGTTTCGTAGATTCCAAGGAAGAAGTTTGCAGTTTCAATGCGAGTGCTACAAATATCTTGTAGAAGATCAAAGTTATAGTTTTTTTGGAGACTATTGGTTTGATCAATAACCATTGGGTGGTTCGTTTCTCAGGAACATATGTAATATAGCAGGGTTTGGGGCACCCCGCAACCCCTCTTGTGCCAGTTCAGGGAGTGTCCGTCTTAGTGCGACCCTTTGAGACTAGACCATTATCATAAAAGTATTTTACTCGTTCTCGCCTTGCTTGAAGGAGCATTTCATATTGTTCTTTTTGAGATTGAGTCAGATTGAAATCTTGCCGCCTCCAAGTTTGTTGAAGTTCTTGAAGGTGCGGAAGAACATTTACAGTATCAGTCATTGGTTTCGGTATAAAGTTCGGGGGTTTCGTTGTTGGATTGAGTATTTACGCGAACATTGTAAGGACTATTGAAGAACCTACGGAAAGCAACATTAACAATAACAAGCGCCGAAACAACACCAACAAAACCAAGGATTGTGACAGCATCTCCAGTAAAATTGTATGTATCGGGTGTCATAGTTGCAAGGTTATTAAAATGATGACGAATAAGAATAGAAGCAAACATCAATAATCGTAATTGCTCTTCAAAAAAGTATTGAATGCTTGGTCTTCATCTTCATCGAAGAGTCCATCAAATGATGCCTCTGCAAAATCAAAACCAGAAATCTCTTCAATTTGAAAATCATCAAAATCGTCCATTGACCTGTCCTCATCTGAACTTAAGTATCATACACCATCCTGGGGGGTCTGGGAAGGGGTGAGGGACGGTTCTTAAAGTGTCCCAGTCTGCAATTCCTCTTTCTGCATTCTTTCTCTTTGTGCTCGCATCTTTTCTTTTTGTCTTCGTTGAAAATCTGATGCAAGAGTTCTACTTCTTTGTCTTGCTGCTGCTCTTCTTGCAGCAAGTCTTTCTCTTGGTGCAGATTGACGTTCAAGAGTTTCAAGACCTTTTCTAAGTTGTTCTATATTTTCTTGAAATTGCTGAAAAGTTTTCATTATCTCTTGACTTTTTGATTATTTATTGTATAATAAATGTTGAGTATTATACTCACACATCACACACATTAGGAGAATACCTATGACACCTTACGAACTTCGCTTCGAAGTCTTCAAGCAAGCATATGCTATGATGAACGATCAGTTTAGTATTGAATATGACACTGCTCGTGTTTGGAATGATAATTCAGAGAATACAGTAAAAATAGATTATCCAGAGTTTCCAACTTTAGATAAAGTCCTGGAACAAGCACAAATCATCAATGATTTCGTAAGTTCCAAATAATATTAAAGGAGGGTTTTACCCCTCCTTTTTTATTATTCGGGTTTTATTTTAAAATACTATCAACCCACTCTTCACTCATACACTCCATAATTGCTTCTGCTGCTTCTTGTGTTTCGGCATATCCTTCATCAAGTAGATGATTGAAAAGGACATCATAAAGATCTGCCAATTCCTCAGTACAGATTTCATACATATCATTCCAAGTGTATGACGAAAGATCATACCCTTCATTAACTAGAGTATCTACAATCCATTCAAGATTTTCTCTTTGAAGTGCTGCTGCTCTTTTTGCTGCTTTACTACCACGACCATGCTTCAGATCAGCGCCATACTTACTATAACCTGCTCTCAAATAACGGTCGTGTGCATCTGCAGATTGTTGAGCGACTTTTTTAGTATATACAGAATCACCATACTTTGCTTCGTCTCTATCCTTTCTTGCACGAGATCTATCTAAGATTTGTCTCTTTGCAGAAGTATCTGATCTTTCTGGCCCGACATTATATCTTCTACGAAGATATGCACCTCTACTTTCAGGTTCGGATGCTTTTACTTCTTTTTTCTTACCACCAAGAAGTCTCTTTACAGCAGAACGAAGACCCTCTTCTAGAGACTGTGATTCATAAACACTCAAATATGCTTCTTGCAAAGTGTGGAAATCTTTTGAATTCATTTGTATTTTGGGGGCACTATAAGAATATTTATATTTACTCGTATTCAAAAGAAGTATTCAATTCCTTTGGTTGTGGAGTCTGATATGCTGGAAGAACAGAAGATTCGATAATACACCTGACGGGTTTAGGTTCTGCCTGGATAATATGAGTTCTTATTGCATTGAAGACAATAAACCCGTTGGTAATAAAGATGGAAAGAAACATAAGGAAGCGGATAATTGCTACTTTATCTGCTTCCTTATCACATTTACTTGCTTTTTCACCTAGTGCTTTGGCAATGAGACGAAATAGAGTTTTCCTACTTTTCATAAATTGATTGTCTTGATCTAACATATTCTAATTTATTCCAATCCTCATTATAACAAAGAACAAGCAATCTTTCATTTGCGTGAATAGAGCAGCACCCATAATTCACCTCATCCTTTGGTCGGACAGAGTATTCGATCGTAATGTATTCTTTGCTTTTGAAATAAACCCAACCCTCAACACCTTTAGACCACTTTACATAGTCATTAACTTTTGGATCATAAGACATAAATTAGCAATCATATTCCCTATCAATAGTTAGAAGAGAAATCAATGTCTTAAGTTTAGCAATTTCTTGCTCTTGTTCATTGATTTTATCTTGGAGAGAGGAAATCCTTGTTTGATACATTTGCTTTAGGTCAAACAACATCTTGTTGGTATGAGCAATATTATGTGTCATAATCAGGTGGTAAAGTGTTCAACAATTTTAGATTCTTCTTCATTTGCAAGAGCAAAACGAGGAGCAGCAACTACACGCTCCATAATTTTACTTTCGTATCGGTCATCATAATCATCTGAGTCTCGTAGAATATCGTGGCACTCAATATCATTTTCGGCAATAACATTGATTAGTCCGCCATACTCAGAAGAAGGAAAAGGAACCCAGTAGTCAACAATGTACAGATACTTCATTTGTTTTTGTAAATTACCTCTTAAGTTTAGAATTAATTGTCGTCTTTGTCAATGTCGCTGGCGACTATGAGTGCAGTTCCTATAGTCAAAAGAATACCAACTCCCATACCAAGAATAAAAGTCATATTTTTAGACTATCTTTTGACGTTAGAATAATAATATTTGGAATAAAGTTTTTCATCACGTTGAGCAAGAAAGATATTCCACCCAGCAATGAGTGAAATACCAATCAATCCAGCAACAATGTGCTTATAGTTCATTTATTCATTTGAAGAGTAGGAACAGGCATACCACCCTCAGTGGGAACATAGATGGTCACATTACCTTTGTTTGCACCTTCCTCAAGACCAGTGATATACAGATACTGAAGATACTCACGGTTATCTTTGAGGGAGTTGCCGATGATCTGGTTTGCCTTGGCAACACCTTGAGCACGGATCACTTCAGCATCGGCAAGTTGTTGTGCAGAATCTTTCTTTGCTTGGGCTTCAAGAACTGCCACCTGTCGGGTATATTCTGCTTTCTGAAGTTCTGCTTTACCTTGTAGAGATTGAGCCCACACATTATAGAGTGGACCAACTACAGCATTGATGATAAACAGAGAGAGAATGAACGAAACACCAATAATAGTGGCGTTCCGCATAGTGTTGTCTTGTGTCATTTGTCATTCTCCAGAGTAGATTTCAGCAGTTCATTCATAGTGCGACGAGCACGATAGTTTTGGATAATATCCATTACACAATAACCAAAGGCAAATCCTGCCATAATCGTAGTAATCATTTAGAAGAAACTCCAGTGTTTTTGAAAATCATATTAGCGAGAACAATGATAGTAAAGTTTTGCCAGAATGTCAATGATACATCAAACCAAGGAAGAATGATGCCAAGCAACCACGCTTCAATTAAGAGACTTGCTGTTACAAGAACAACAACTCCAAATACAAGACCCAGAGCTTTCATAATCAGTTAATTCTCAAGTGTTCGCGGCAATAAACAAAACGACTCCATTCTTCATCTGTAAAATTATCAGATGCATATGGAATTCCTACAACATAAGCACAAAACTTATTGATTTTTTCTGATTGATTAGAAGATGCAATAAGTGCAGATGCAAGAAGTTCAATCATACCATCAATGCTGCGGTGGGAATTTCAATCAGGTTGGGGAGGTCATTATGCATATCATAACAAACCCATTCGCCAGATTGAGTGAAGAGATAATGATACTCTTCACTAGTTCTAATGCGTAGATACTCTGATAGATTCTCATCTAGACGAGGAGGGGAATCATCACCCCGCTGGGAATAGTATTGAGGACCATAAGAACCATCAGCACTATCATCCCAACGATTATCAGTCCAACAAGAACTCATATCTCCGCCATCAATAAGTTCTGAAACTTTCTGGCGGGTGTTGTAATGAGTTTTTAGAATCCGACCCAACCAAGATTCATATGAGTCCCAGTGATGATATACTGAAAGAATAGAACCATTCTTAAGTTCAATTCCAATTCTTCCGCGAGTAGAGATGGTAGGTTCCTCAAATCAACAAATGTAGTATAGGGCATCCGGTGCCCATATGGGAGATCTATGTGCCAGTCAAAAGACCGTCACAATGGAAGTTTTGCTACTGACTTACCCTTCTTGTGGTCGTTGATGTATTTTCTTGCAGTTTCTTCAGTTTTACAAAGACGTTCGAGTTGTTGTCCATTATGAATAATAATGAATCCCTTTGTACCAAAAGGGATGGCAGCATAACTACCATCCCCAACTATAAATCCTTCCATTAAATACTTTGCAATGTTCCTTCTTTTCTCATCTGGGCAATGAACTTACCCACACTCTCGACAGTTTTGATGTGAAGGCGAACATAATCAAGGTCTTCACAACCAAAAACATAAAAGTGTTCTGGTTTATAGGTATATGCTACACCAACTTGACTTTGCTCATCATCAAACTGAATCTTTGCAATAGCAGAAGAGTCAGTGAATTCAAGGACTTCCATCAATCTCTTTCGATTACCTAGTAATCATAGCACAGGATCGGTGCCCTTGGGGAGGTCAGTGGTCAGTTCGCCAACTGGTTCTTCAGTGTATTTAAGTAATCTTCACTGCATATTTTTGCAGTGAATCCTGGATAAAACTTATTCATAAGAGTGCTAATACCCATAGCAGTAATAGCACTCTCGCATCTTAACCAAACTTCTTTTTCTGGTACTTTTACTATGTGGTCAAAAGGAAATTTCATTCTTTAACTATAAAATTGTACCAAGTTTCACTCATACCAGCGATGATTTTATCTGCAGATTCTCTATCATCAGCATAACCTTCTGATGTTAAATGTTCTACAAGACTTTCGTAGGTTTGATATGTTTCTTGTAGTTCTCTTGGTGTTGGTTTCATTGTAATCTTTTCTAGTTATTTATCCAAAAACCCTTTCATACCAGTAGCAGCAACAAAAGACTCAAGACCTTTGTTAATTGGACGCACTTTGATGTAAATCTCCTCAGGAACTTCGCCAAAGAATCCTTGCAACCAAGGGCACAACCAAACAGGAATACACATTGTCGTATCAGTATAAGTTGTTCCTTCTTCATCAGATACTTCTTTCACAAGCAGAGTATCATAATCA